ACGCGAGGCCATTACTGCCTGCGTACAAGCACTAAAGCAGGGCTTGAGCCCAGCTATACAACTCCCTACGGGAGCCGGTAAATCGCTAGTCATCGCGCACCTCGCTTCCAAGTTCGAAGCCAAGGGTGGGCGTATGATAGTGCTAACGCACGTCAAAGAACTCGTTGACCAAAACGAAAAGACGTTGAGGCGGTATAGTCCAGACACCAAGACCGGCGTAGTTTGCGCTGGATTGAACCGTGATGAAGCTGACGCGCCGGTTGTCTTTGCGTCTATCCAGTCTGTTTTCAAGCGTGGGGCTGAGTTCAAAGCCGCAGGGCTGAACATCATTGTCATCGACGAAGCCCACATGGTGCCGCCTGACGGTGAGGGGCTGATGTATAAGCAGTTCCTAAAAGACGCTGATGTGAGGCGTCTAGGGTTGAGCGCCACCCCATGGCGTCTAGACGGTGGAGCTATTTACGGCGATGACAAACCCTTTGACGTACTCGCCTATCAGCTGCCGCCCTCTGACCTCGTCCAACAGGGCTATCTGTCCCCGCTGAAGGGTGTTGAAACTGAGTGGCAGATGGAAACGAAGGGGCTAACCAAGGTCGCCGGCGATTACGTCATGTCCAAGGTGGGCGAACGCCTCACAGATGACGATTGGCTGGAGTCAGCCTTAAAGAACGCGATGCCCCTGCTCAAAGGACGCAAACACGTCTTGGTGTTCTGCCCCACCGTTGCCACTGCTAGGGCTACGGCTGATATGCTTATTGAAGGCAAGCAAACTTCTGGCTTCGTTTGCGCTGACAGTAAAGACCGCGACGAGCAGCTAAACACTTGGAAAGCGGGTGAGGTGCGCTTTATGTGCAACGTCGATATCCTCACCACCGGCTTTGACTTTCCCGCTCTAGACGCCATCGTCTGCCTTCGCCCTACAACGTCTAGCTCGCTTTGGGTGCAGATGCTTGGACGCGGTATGAGGTTAGCAGCAGGCAAGACCGATTGCCTTATCCTTGACTACGTCGGCAACCTCGCACGCCTCGGCGGTGTTGGTACGATGGAGGAGTGGTCTAAAGAGAAGAAGGGCAAGCTGGAGCCGGTTGAGCCTGAAGAGGTGAAAGACCGCAAGTCACCCCAGAAAGGTCCGCGTGAGGTTGCGTTGCAAGCGATTGACCCGATGTTAGACCGCGCTGCGGGGCTGCTCATCCACGTCCGCAAGTGCTCTTTTGTTGTACGTCCATCTGGCAGACAGCCAGGCAAAAAGATCATGCTTGCCGTGTTTGACTGTGAAACTGACCAAGGCATAGGCATAGACGTAACGCAGTTCGTTTGCGTCGAGTATGAGGGTGGTGCTAGGTGGCATGCTGAACAATGGGCCAAGCGGAGAGGTTATACTAACCCTCCGGCTTTTCCACGTGACGCCAACAAAGCGCGGATGGAATGCTACTCACTCCCGATACCAAGACGGCTCCAAGTGCGTAGGAATGACGGGCACATGAACGTGCTAAAAGAGTATTTCTAACATCAAATCTGGAGACGTCCTTGTCAACTGCAAACCTGATAGATGCTCGCGCTCACGCCGACTCAATAAGAAAAGCCCATGAAACCTACACCGCCAAAGGCTGGAAATGCCTTCCAATTGAAAGTAAGAGCAAAGTCATTCGTCGTACTGCTTGGCAAACGTCTGAGTTCACGATTGACGACTTCAAAGGCACTGCTAACATCGGTGTACAACTGGGTGCCGTATCTGGCAATCTCATTGATATCGATCTTGATCACCCTGTTGCTCGTAAGGTCGCCGGATGGTTTCTACCTCCAACCGGTTGGCGATTTGGTCGCGTCTATTCAGGAGAAGGCGACTCAGTACTTGCCTCCCATTTTCTTTACCACGTCGAAGGAAGCACCAAGTCAAGCGCCGACTGGCGACTCTCCAAGAAAGAAACAGGAGGGTCCATTGTCAAGTGTATTGAATATCGTGGCGATGATAGTCAAACAGTTTTTCCACCCTCGGTTCATGAGCACAACGTACAATGGATTGACTGCACAGGTGAGCCACCGCTGATAGCTGAAGAGGAACTCAAGCTGGCTCTTGGTATCATCATGACGGTGATATGGGTCAAGTACTCTATAGCTCCAGGCATACGGCACGACTCTATGCTGCGGGTGATAGGTGGCTTTGCCAAGGCAGGTGTCCCAATAGATATGACGCGCAAGGCGGTTAAGGCTATCGCCTATCTAATAGACGACGATGAGGACAAGCAAGGCGACGTTGAGGATACTTACAAGAAGCTTGCAGATGGCAAGTCCATTGCCGGCTTCGCGTCCCTAGAAGCTTTCGGGTGGGAAACGGATAGGGTCAAGAAGTGGCTTCCGTCTAAAATGAGCGAGTCTGGCAAGGTCGCCAAAGACGGTAAACCTAAGATCAATTTGTCACGCATATCAATGGAGGATGCTGTAAATGAAGCTGTTAAAATCATCGCTGCTGTGCCCGATCATGAAAAGACTCTATTCAGCTACGGAGGAGCTCCTGTGGTGGTACTTCGCCGCAGCACACAGGGTTATAGCGATACTGTTTTGCTTCGTCCTGGGGTGGATGCTTTCGCCCATCATCTTGAAGGCCATGTTCAGTTTGTAAAGCAGGACGGCAAGGAGAAGGTTGACGTGTTGGTCGAGGCTGATCACCGGCTGGTTCGCCGGATGATGGATCCCTCTATCAACTGGGGTATGCCTAAGATCGGCGGTGTGATCATGTATCCGTTGGTCAACAAGAACGGCGATCTTGTAAACAAGGAGGGTTTCCATCGTGATACCTCACTTTACATCGGCGAGGGTCTAGGCATCACAAAGTCGGAACTTGAGAGCATTTCTGTACCCCAAGCCCTCACTATCATACAAGATCTTTACTCTGATTTCCCCTTCCACTCTGAACAAATCGGGTTATCCCTGTCAGTTACCTGTTTACTGTCAGCCTTTGCCCGCAAGGTCATAGACAAGGCTCCCGCCTTCATAGTTACCTCCCCTTACCCCGCTGACGGCAAGACCATATGGTCCTACATACCTCAAGTCGCCCTCAGCAAAGAACCCTCTAACTACAGTCTATCTGGCAACGAGGAAGAACAGATAAAGCAGCTCACCTCATACTTTCTAGAAGACCCCGACCTCATGGTGTTTGATAACCAGAACGGTCGCTTCCACAGCCAAGCCCTCACTGAGCTGCTGACCTCAGGCAAGTTCAAGGCACGGCTGCTAGGCAAGAACGATACTGTCCAGTTCACTCCCAAGACTTCTATCATCGTCAACGGCATTAACGTCCGTCCAAGCGAGGAAATCATGACTCGCGCTATCGTGGTTGAGTTCGACAGGCGAACCAAGGAAAGCTTCAAGCATCCACAGATCCTAGAGCACGTGCTAGCGCACCGGAGAACCATCGTCAAGGCGTGCTTACGCTTGCTACAGAACGGGGGACAGGCCACCGACGTCCCCATCTTTAAACCATCACGCTTCTATGAGTGGGATCAGTTCGTACGCCGTGCGGTGCTAGCTGCGGGTTTGGTAGACCCGATGCGTGATGATCTGAGAGCGCGAGTGATGGATGAGGAAATGAGCGTCAAGGACGAGTTTGTCAGCTGGCTGTTCAAGCAGTTCCCCGCCGGCACTAAGTTCACCTCGCATGCAGTGCAAGACAAGATCGGGCTTGACCGCAACCTAGAAGCCATAGTGTTGTCGCTGGGTCGCATGCGCTCTATGTCTAGCGTCGCTGTTGGACGCGCCGTGGGCAACTTGCGCGGTGCTGAGTGGGAGGGTCACCGCCTCACATGGCGTGCTGGCTACGGTAACCGGTATGAGGGTGAGTTCAAACCAAAAGGAGACAAATAATGTGGGATGCACTTGTGACAATTACATTGATGGCTTTCGGTGCCGTAGCGTTAATCGTTATCTGCTCGCTCATCGGTTGGGCGGTATATTGGATGCAGAACGGAGGGCGTGATGACTGACAAGTTGGATGAAAAAGAGATCAACGATGCGTTTGACGCCGAGTACGCCAAGCTGCCTAAGAGCAGTTTCAATCGGAAACGACAGATACAAGAGCTGGGGCTGATACGTCCAATGAATCCGTACCGTGATCAAGTCATTGAAGAAGTCGCGCAACACATTGAGAAGCTGAAAAGCTTCGGCAAGGACACTATCGACTCATTGGCAATCTATGTAAGGAGCCTGAAAAAATGAAGTGCGATCAATGCCAAGGAGACAAAGTAGCAGTTGTAGAAACGACCAAGCACGAGGGGTCAGTGTATCGCTGGCGCTACTGCAGGCTGTGCTTCCATCGCTTCAAGACAAAAGAGGACCTCTTTACCGGTAGCATACCACAGGTCAATAGAAAATACGTTTCAAAGCGATTAGTAGATGCTGAGGAAAAAGAATTTCAAAAGGGTTATACGTCAAAGTCTTTACAAGACGTGTGGAAGGTTTAAGGCGTGACGGCGCATCGTCAATTAGTACGTCTTGATACAGCGATGGGGTTCGGGGAATTTTGCAGTTGCCAGACGTCCCCATATGCTGTTATTTTTGCCCTCGGAATGCGCTCTGGGGGCTCTTTTTCTACGGTGGCTAACGGGTTAACACAAGGCAGATTGCTTCTCTATGGAAGCGTCTCAAATCCTAAAACTCAAGGTTTAATTTTAAAAGTTAATCCTAAAACTCAAGGTTTAAGGGTTTAACCCTATATAACTTGCTTAGATATCTATTAAAATTTAGTCATAACTTTCAACTGGAGAACTGCATGTCTTATGAATTTGAATTTATTCCTGACTACTGGCAAGACGAGTGGAACCCCGACGAGACCGCTCCCTTCATCGTCCAATACGACTTTGAAGAAGGCGATCCTGATAGCGGTTTAGATGACGATTTTCCATACGTCGTGATGTTAAGAGACACTGACATTACTGACCAGCTAAACTCACTTAACCAAAAGCAGGTTGAGGCTGAGATACAAAAACACTTTGAAGCGCACAACACTCCTGATTATGACGGGCAACCTGATGAAGCTCAAGAGTGGCATGACTTTAACCCTGACTGCTGAGGATAGTATGACACTTGAAGAAGAAAAGTTTTTGCTTGAAGTAGCGACACGGTCAAAAAAGCCTGCTATGATGCAAAGCATTATCATGGCTGCAATTTCTGGCGTAAAACTTCACGCTGAAGAAGTGCGTGCACATGCAGTTGACATGGAGGTTGTGGCGAACATGGCGATGGAGAACCGCCTGTTCAAAGGCAACGAGCGGTTTATCGCTGACAAGCTAGATAAATGGAGGCATATGAACGGCTTGAACTGGAATCAGCATGTGCTGAAGCTTAGGCAAAAAGCTATCGACAAAGAGAAACCGATATAAAAATACAATGACGGTTTGCTTAGATTTCGCGTTATAATAACCTCAACGCTGCTAAACCGGCGTTACCCTCATAACTTTCTAACTGGAGAACTGCAATGTCTGACTACAAACAATTTACTCTCGAAGAACGCATCGACCTCATGGGCGACCTCAAAGCTCAGATGGCTGACCTTGAGTCTAGGTACGAAGAGCTCAAAGCTCTTGTGATTGAGGATGCTGGCCTTGGCGCTCATGAAGGCTCTATGTTCCGTGCATCTATCACCTCTCAAAAACGTGAAACTTTAGACATGGTAGCTGTGCGCAATCACCTGTCTCCTCAGTTCATTCGCGCTCACACTAAAGTCACTGAATCTATTACGACTCGTGTCACTGCACGCACAGGTAAAAAGTGAACATCTTCTACCTTCATCACGCTGCCCCTCTTGCCGCTAGAATGCACTGCGATGTGCACGTCGTCAAGATGATTCTAGAAACTGCTCAAATGCTCTGCACTGTACACCATATACATGGTAACGGTGAGGCTGTGCCGTACAAACCTACGCATCAAAATCACCCGTCCACCCGCTGGGCTGCTGCCTCCAAAGTTCAGTATGACTGGTTGCAACAGCTTGGCGTGTTTCTTTGCAATGAATACGCCCTGCGCTACGGTCCTCGCCGTCATGCTTGTGAGGTTCACATCAAAGGCGTTCTCAGTGCTCCTCCACCTGCCCTGCTCGCTCAGCGTCAGTTTATATGGGCTGAGCCTCCGCAGGCTATGCCTGATGATTGCAAAGTTGAGGGTGATTCCATCACGGCTTACCGTAACTATTACCGTAAGTACAAGTCTAGTTTCGCCAAGTGGAAACTGGGTGCTGTGCCTGCGTTCATGACGATAGCCTACAACCCTCACGCTGAGCTAACATCATGAGGCTTCGCCACGTCAGCTACAAAGGCGTTCAGTTCTATGTACCAGAGGAAGAAACGACTGAGAACGTAAACGCAGCTGACGTGGGTATGCAGCACTGGTTCAACGACTCGTTAAAGTCCACCTTGACTTACGCTGAGCAGGTATGGTGGGTCAACCGTAGCGTAGAAGACAACCTGCTGCGCGTGTTGGAGGTTTTCTGCGGGTTCGGTATGAGCACAGCTAACATAGACTCCTACCGTATCCTTGAGCATGTAGCTTTTGATATCGATCCAGGATGCACCACTGCGTTCAAGTATTTACGCCCCGATGCTAAAGTGTTTGAGGGCGACTCGTATTACATGACTCCGCTGGTTATCGAGTTCCAGCAGTTTGATTACGTCCTGCTTGAGTACAATGCAATGACGACGTACAAGGCAATGCGTGAGCCGCAAGAGAAAGCGATGATGGATGCGGTGTTCAAGTCCCGCGCTCGCTATGTTGTCTTTGTGGATAGCGCAAAAGTGAAAGAGCATCTGCACTACCAGACGTACTCCAAGTTTTTCGGTAGGTCTATCAGCAACTCAGCCGAGTACTTGCGCGCAGTTGATCGTTACTTTCGCGCTACCTATGGCTATCACATCAAATCATGCGCTCATGACGGTATCAACTACACGATGCTTCTGGAAGCTAGTACTGCTCCCGGTGATTCTTTCGATATCGTTGACACTCGTGAGATCGTTAACCTCAAATTTTTCAAAGACCTAGGATACATCGATGTTGAAGTATGACCCTGACTTACCGTGGCAGCGATTTGCGCTAAAGACAATCATGACTGATGATCTTGACCCCGTATACGTTGCCTTGTACCGCTCCAATATGCCTGAAGCTCAGCTCATGCGTTGGTGTGCTGCGTTTGTTACATACTACCATATGGGAACTGCTTGTGAGCTGTGTACGCTTGAGGGCAGCGACTTCTGGCATAAACTGTGGATGATCTATGATACGGCACCGCGAGCTTCTGAGCGTAGGCATTTCCGTGGTGAGGCTGGACGTAAGGCGATTCGTCGCTGGGCGGTTGAGTACAAGACTCCTGAGGCGTTCTTTGCCGCCTGTATGCAGCCTTCCTTTATGAAGCTGCTGAATAAAGGTATCCCTCAGATTGGTACATACTTTAGCTGGAAGTGCATGGACTTGCGTGAGGCGGTGTTCGGCTATCATGTTGACTGGACAAACGCTGAGCATCACTTGGTAACGCTACCTACGCAGGGTATGCAGGTTATCTTTCCAGAGCTGGCTGAACAAGCCAAACCCGACTACGCTGCTGCCCTACATCGCGTAGCCGACGAGATCAAATACCTGAATGCCCCACCTCGCGGAGTACGTAGCTGTGGAATAGCTGAGGCTGAAACCGTATGCTGTATGGCTAAGTCGTACTACAAGAACAAGAAGCCGATAGGTAAAGACATCATCGAGAAGCGTACTGACCTGCAAGGCTACGGCGACATCGCTGATCTTATCCTATCACATATGCCTGAAGAGCCTTTTGATGCGGAGATCGTATCATGACAACAGCCTACGACAGGATTGATCGCTTTTTGCGGAAAAACCTCAGTGACGATAATTACTTGTCATATAAAGACGAACTAGATGCGATATGCCAAGCAAAAATACAACGCACAGAGCAAGACTGGGATGCACTTGCTGAGAAGCAATTGGCATCAATTACACGCGACATGAAAGCAACCGCTGAAGATGCATTGGTTCGCGCCGCGCATAAGGTGATGGCAGAGTTGGAAAGCCAAGAACCTGTGCAGGTTTCGCCGCTTGAGTTTGTTGAGATGGTTATGGAAAAAGAACATCTGATTGGTAAACCAATATTTTGGGCTGAGTGGCCTAGCAGGGAGAAGAACACATAATGCATCACATTATCAACATACGCGGCACTAATGGCTCCGGTAAGACTACGGCTGTACGTGCGATCATGAACCACTTGACATACTACAAAGATGCTGAAACATCCAATGGGGTCTTCCTGCACATCTACCACAACCCGCTTGGCGAGTGCGTTGCTTTCGTCGGCAAGTACGAAGGTGCGGTCACTGGCGGTGTTGATCGTGTGCGTCATGTTCGTGACGTTGTACCTGCCTGCGCTGAAATCATCCCTTACGGACACATCGTCATGGAAGGCTTGCTGATGTCTGGACTCCAGCAACTGACCAAAGACATCGCTGATGCGTGTGAAGGTTATGGGGTCTTGCACGCTCTCACCCTTGATACTCCCAGCAATCAATGTATCGCTCAGACGATGAACAGACGCGCTCTTGCAGGCAATGAGAAGCCTTTTGATCCAGCAAAATCGCTGCTTCCAAAATACCGCGCAGTTGAGCTAGCTCACTTGAAGTTGCAGTCATGGGGTATGGATTCTAGGTTGGTGTCGCAGCGTGACGCGGTGACGCTTGCATTAGGGTTTCTAGGGGTTGTCGTTAACCCTCAGAGCGTTATAATTTAATCTTAAGTTAACGGAGCGAGTATGTCAAACGTGGTTATTTCTATACGAGGTTCTAACGGTGCGGGCAAGACGTGGGTAGCCCGTAAAGTGATGGATAGAGCTGAGGGTACGTTCAAGAAAAAGGTCAACGCCACCAATGGCGTCTTGGTCAACGTATACAAAGACTTTGTCATCCTGGGGTCTTATGACCGTGTATGTGGAGGGTGCGATACGGTCAAGACTCCTCAAATGGTCTGGGATGCTGTAGTTGAATGCGCGCAGTTTTCAAACGTAATTTATGAAGGCGTAATTGTGGGCAACGTATATGAGCCTACGATCGTACTGCACCAACGGCTTAAAGAGATAGACGCACGGCTTGTTCCTATCTGCCTCAGCACTCCCTTCGATCAGTGCGTCGCTAATGTGAACGCTCGCCGCGCGGTGGAGGGCAAGCCTCCTATCGAGAAAACTGATAACATCTTAACAAATGACAAGAAAAATATTTCATCAGCTCGGAAACTACACAACGCTGGCCTAGAACCTCACTGGGTAAGTGCTGAGGAAGCCGTTGAAGTTATCTGTAAAGAGCTGGGGCTTGACAATGTTTGACAATCTGGCTGGTTTACCTAACCCGCTCATGCTGACAAAACTCGCTTACTTTGTTGATGAGCGTGAGCATGTGAGGCGTGAACGTGACGCTGGGGCTCCTAGACCTTGGACTGAGGATATGATCTTAGACCGGTACCGGTTCTGCAACGTACGTCGCCGTGATGATCGTGTATCAGCTTGGATTATCAATCACATCATAGAGCCTTACAAAGACAACTCACACCTGTGGTTCATGCTTTGCTGCGCTCGTTGGATCAACTGGCCACCTACACTGCAAGGGTTGATGGATGAAGGGCTATGGCCGGTTGAGCACTTTGACGCTGAAGCCTTTGGCGACTATATAGACCGCCGAGTTGAGTCCGGTGTGAAGAGCTGGACTGGGGCGTACTTGGTCACGGCTCGACAGCTTCCTGCCGGCATGGGTAAAGGTCGCTGGGTCTCCAAGTCTATGCTAGAGCCCCTCACTCAAAAGTACGTATGGTTTGAGGACTTCTTTCTTCAAAATGACATCACTGTTGAAAAGTCTATCGAGGCTTTCAAAGGCGCGTACGGCTTTGGCACTTTCATGACTGGTCAAGTCGTCGCCGATCTGACGTATAGCCCTGTGCTGTGTAACGCTCCTGATCTTTACAGCTACGCTCCAATCGGTCCTGGCTCGACTCGTGGACTCAACCGGCTATTTGGTAGAGGGCTAGACAAGCGCATAATCCAGGATCAGTTCAACGACGAGCTGCAATACATTGCTGAAAAGGTATCAGCTTACGTAGACCTAGGTGAGCCAAAGCTGACGCTGCACGACTGGCAGAACTGCATGTGTGAGTTTGACAAGTATATCCGCACTGAGAACGGCACAGGTCGTCCCCGCTCGACTTACAAACCAGAAACAGCTTTTTAAGGAGCAATGATGAGAGCTTTCAATGTTAAAAACGTCAACGAGGCTTTCTCGTTAGAAATCAATGCAATTCGCTTGGAGGGCGTAGAACGTAACTCGCGTAATGGCCCAGTCATAGAGTTCAGTGAGCCGGTTGCAACGACGTATCGAGACTCGATGCAGCGCGTATTGTTTGACAAGAAACGTATGTGTAATCCGTTCTTTCACAGTATGGAAGGGCTTTGGGTCATAGGCGGTTACCGCGATGTGGAGTTCCTTGATTACTTTAACGCACAGATGAAGCAGTACAGCGACGATGGCGATACGTTCTGGGGTGCGTACGGCTGGCGCCTTCGCGGTAACAAGGGTTTTGATCAGATCGAGAAAGCCATAGCGATCTTAAAGCGTAACCCTGAAGACCGTCGCGTGGTGACTACGATGTGGGACGCTGAGCTTGACCTAGGTCAAAGCAAAAAAGACCACCCCTGCAATACTCACATCTATTGGAAGGTTCGTGACGGAGCCCTGTATATGACGGTTTGCTGCCGGTCTAACGATCTGTTGTACGGCAAACTGGGTGCGAACGTGGTGCACTTCAGCATGCTCCAAGAGTACGTTGCTCACCGCGCGGGATACAAGGTTGGTCCGTACACGCAGATGTCTGACTCGCTTCACGTGTACGTTAATATCCCAGTCTGGGACAAGGTCAAGGATACCTCGTACGTACCCGAGGACTACTATTCTACCGACTACGCTGAGCTTATCGTGCAGCCCTATGGGATGTTCAAAGACTGTGAGACTTCTGACTGGGAAGCTGACTTGCTTGACTTCATGGTTGATCCTCAAACCGATCAGCTGTTCCGCACTCCCTACTTCCAAGAGGTCGTTCAGCCGATCAGTTTGGTTTGGTGGGAGCATAAGAAAACTCGTCATGGGTTGCGCTACCTCGATAGTATTAAAGCTACTGACTGGCGTAAGGCGTGCGAGATTTGGCTCAAAGAAAAGGAGGCATAATGCTAGAAAAGATAAGAACATTTTTCGGCAGGGTACGTGGGATTCATGGCGACAAAAGAACCGTAGTTGAGCAAGGCTCAGCGTGGGTTTGTAAAGAGTGTAAGATGGTATTTTTAACTAAACAGGCAGGAGAAAAACATGAGTGCGGTGAAAAAATCAGCGTTTCCAGTTAACCAGCACGGGTACATCATAGAGCCAGGCATGACGATTCGTCAGTATTTTGCCATCGAAATATTCAAAGAGCTGATGAAAAACGGTGATACTGATTTCAATGAGGATTGTGAAGAAGCCTATCGCCTTGCTGACAAGTTGATTAAGGCAGGCGATGCTTGATACCCTGACGATTGATTTTGAGACCTTCTATGATCCTAAAGAGAAATACTCGCTGACATCCATGACGGCAACTGAGTATATCCGTGACCCTAGGTACCAGACGCTGTGCTGCGGTTTCAAGATGAACAAAGAGCCTACAGTTATGGCTTGGGGTGGTGATGTAGGTAAGGCTTTCAAGTTCTACGGAAACAAAGTGCGGGCGATTGCTCACAATGCGCAGTTTGATGGCGGTATAGCGGCTCATCACTATAAGTGGGATCCTAAAGAGTGGGTAGACACTGTTGGGTTGGCTCGCGGTAGGCTTCGGCTCAAGTCTTATAGCTTGCGCTCTGTTGCTCAATACCTAGGTCTTGACCCTAAACTTGACGCGCTCAGCATTTCTAAAGGAAAGCGTCTTGAGCAGCTTGAAAGCTATGAGAAAACGATTTTAGGTGAGTATTGCGTGCGTGACGATGAGCTATGCTATGGGATTTACGATGCTCTTATTACGGGTTTCCCTCGTTTTGAGCTGATGCTACTAGATTGGTCTATTAAAGCTGTTACAAACCCTAAGTTGGCGGTCAATCACGAGATGCTAGACAAGTACGTTGTTGATCTTATGATGAGCCGTGACAAGATGCTGGAAGATGCCGGTATCACTCGTGAAGTTATCATGTCAAACCATAAGATGGCTGACGCTCTTAGAACTCTAGGCGTAGAACCGCCGATGAAAATCAGTGAGAGGACTAAAAAACCTACCTATGCCTTTGCCAAAGATGATCAAGGAATCACAGACCTGCTCGAGCATCCTGATGTTCGTGTGCAGACCCTCGTCGCCACCCGTCTTAAACTTAAATCGACCATTGAGGAAACTCGCGCTAATCGTCTCAGCTCCATTGGCAAATCAGGACTGCTTCCAGTTCCTCTGCTCTACTACGGGGCGCATACAGGTCGTTTCAGCGGAGGCGGTGGTATCAATCTACAAAATCTACCTCGTGGGTCAAAGCTCCGCAAAGGTATCATTGCCCCTCCAGGCAAGGTCTTAGTCGTGGGTGATAGCTCACAGATCGAAGCTCGGGCTCTAGCTCTGGCTGCTGGTCAAACTGACCTTGTAGAAGTTTTCAGGCAGGGTTTAGATCCTTACTGCCACATGGCTTCGTTTATCTACGGACGCACGATCACAAAGGCTGACGAGGAGGAACGTTGGCTGGGCAAGACAACTGTGCTAGGAGCCGGTTACGGAATGTCTGCTCCAACCTTCGTCGAGTTCCTCCGTGCACAAGGTAAACCTCTTTCTTTCGCGATGTGTGAGAAGGCCATACAGACTTATCGTCAGAAGAACGACGCTATCGTACGGTTTTGGAACACCTGCGACAAAGCTCTGCAGCTCATACATGACGGCGATATCGTTGTTCTCAGCAAGAGCTTATCTTGCTCTACAGATAAAAACACTATCCATTTGCCCGTGGGTTTGCCTCTGTTCTATCCTGGGCTACATTATGAGTCTAGAAAGCGTAGGTGGGCGTACATGTCAAGAGGCGATGGTTTATCTAGTATCTATGGCGGGTTGGTCGTTGAGAATATAATTCAGTCTGTAGCGCGACACATCGTAATGGAGCAGTTGCTTATCGTCAATGAAACCTATCCTGTGGCTCTGACGGTGCATGATGAGATTATAGGGGTGGTTGATGAGCACGAGGGTCCTGCTGCTAGGGACTACATAGAGCAAGTAATGTCAACTCCACCTACGTGGTGGCCTGACCTTCCGGTGAAAGCCGAGGTCAAATGGGGTAAAGTTTATGGAGATATCAAATGAGTAATGTGTGGTTGGTTCATGTTGACAAGAGGCGCGACTACTCTGCTGCTAGTGAGCACGGAAACGTTCGAGAGGTGTTCTCGTCTATAGGTAGGGATTTTGATCCTGATGCGGCTATAGAGCATGCAAGGCGCGTAATGCGTGAGTACCAAGACGATGACTATATCGTCATGTCTGGTGACCCTACGCTCTGCGCTATCTGTATAACTGTAGTGATTGAGCTTTCAGATGTCTGCCAAGTTTTGCGCTGGGACAAGAATAAGTTAAAGTATGACAAAATAATTTTAAACTTTAACCCCTTACGTTAATGTTTGAGGTTATAATAACGGAGCGGTGTAATTTTAACAGGAGGAAAACGTGAGTGATTGGAAAGAAAATTTAATTGTAGGTAAGCAAGCCCTGCCCCCACGAATTTGTATTTATGGCGGGCACGGCATCGGTAAGAGCACATTGGCTAGCACCTTCCCTGCTCCTATCTTTATCTCAACTGAGGATGGTTTGGCGTCTTTGGACATCACATCATTTCCTCGCGCTGAGACCGTTGATGACATTGCGCAAAGTATTCGCTCGCTGATCAAAGAAGAACATGAGTTCAAGACCGTGGTGCTGGACACAGCCGACTGGTTGATTGAGCCTTTGATCACGGCTGATATCGAGTCCAAGCATGACGCTAAAGATCTATCATACGGCAAGGGTGCCATGATGATCGCTGAGTCGTTTCGTGAGCTGCTGACTGGCTTTGATGTGTTGCGCAAAAAGCGTGACATGAACATCGTCATTCTGGCTCATTCGGCTACAGTGAAGTACGAAGACCCTCGCTCTGAGCCTTACGATCGTTTCCAGCCCAAGCTGTCCAATCGCTGCAATGCTATATTGCAAGAGTGGGTCGATGTGCTGGCTTTCGCAAGTTTTCGAGTGATTGTCAAGAAGTCCGATGCGGGCTTCGGTAACCAAGTATCGCGCGGTATCACCACTGGAGAACGTCTTCTCCATGTCGTTGAGAACCCTGCATACGTCGCAAAGAATCGGTACAACTGCCCGGACACCATCCCTATGGTTTTCGAGAAGCTGGCTGAGACTATCCCTGTCAAACAGTAAGAGGAGTATTTAATATGGCAAGATTTGGATTCAATGCGGGTGACTATGAACCCGACACAGGCGGTGGCGGTTCTTATGAGCCTATACCTGATGGCGAGTATCAGCTGATGTGTGAGGAAGCTGAGGACAAGAAAACTTCCGCTGGTACTGGTGTGTACATCAAAGCCAAGTTCCGCGTTCTCGGTCCTACGCATATTGATCGTTTGATCTTCATGAACTTCAACATCCAGAACCCCAGCGCCAAAGCTGAGGAAATTGGACGTCGTCAAGTGTCTGGTTGGGCTGCTGCTTGCGGTAAACCTAATGCGGCTGACACTGATGAGCTGATCAATCTTCCTTTCTACGCTGATGTTGCGACTGAGCCAGGAAGTGGTCAGTACGGTCCGCAGAACCGCATTAATGGTTACAAAGTTGCCGCTTCCGCTGCCCCAAAGGCATCACCAGCTCCAGCTGCAAAGCCTACCCCTGTTGCGGCTGCATCTACCCCTGCTCCATCTACTACCTCTAAGCCTCCGGCTCCTGCAGGTAAGAAAGCTCCTTGGGACGATTGATCATGGTAACTCAAGCAAAGAAACCCCCACCGCCGCCGGTTGAAGACGCTGCTGATAGCACTCCTGTGCCCTACGCAGTTCCTATAACTCTGGAGTTTGAGTCTATACAAGCTCCCGTGCCCACAGACCCGATAGGATACACCGTACTTAACGATGATCAGGTACGTCGAGTAAATACGATCAAGACGAATTTTGATGATGCAGTTAAGTATCTGGAAACTCTTCGTGACTCGTATCACGCCGGTGAGACGCAACGCGCTCTCAATATTGCAATCACTCATGCCGAAACCGCTAGTATGTGGGCGGTCAGAGCAGTAACCAAGGCTGTCTAATGGCTGCTATACCGCGACATCACTCCGCTCTCGAAGACTTGATCTACGCCGCTTATGAAAAGAAGCAAAGTAAAACCCTGCGACTTAGCCGAGTTGGCGCTTCAGGTATCGGTGATGAGTGTGTCCGGTCTATCTGGTATGACTGGCGAGGCTTCTACAATGACTCCTTTAAAGGGCGTATATTGCGGCTGTTTCAGACCGGTCATCTCCAGGAGGCGCGGATTGTGCAAGATCTTAAAGACGCGGGTCTTGAGGTCTGGGAGGTTGATGCAGACACCGGACAACAATGGGTTTACACTGCTGCAAGCGGGCACTTCGTGTGCAAGCCTGACGGTGTGGTTCGTGGCGTGCCTGGAGCTGAGAAAACTCCTCATTTGTTGGAAATTAAAACGACAAATGCGAACGGGTACAAAGAGCTCTCGAGCCGTGGTGTAAAGGTCGCCAAACCTGAGCACTACTACCAGATGCAGTCCGGTATGTGGTTGGCTGGGTTGAAGCGAGCTCTTTATGTTGCGTTGCGTAAAGACGATGAGCAGTACTACATCGAAAGGATTGAGTATGACGAGGAGTGCATTGCTGATATTGAGCGCAAGCTCCACGAACTTACCTACTCGATGTCGCCTCCTCCTAGGATCGCTGAGAAGGAAAGCGATTGGCGGTGCAAGTTCTGTGATGCTAAAGATGTCTGCTGGAATGATGCGGCTCCTCTTGTGCACTGCAGAACTTGCCAGTATTCATCAATCAAAGACGAAGGCGGTTGGGTCTGTGATAGACAGTCTATACTGCTATCCTCATCAGCTCAGGTGAAAGGTTGCGACTTATGGACGAGAATCTAAATACCTACATCGGTATTGATCCTGGGTTAAGTGGGGCGATAGCGATGATCGATCACTTGGGGTACAGGGTGTGGGATATACCGATTATGCTGAAAGGTTCGGGTACAGTCAAAAATGAGATCAACCCAGCGGGCATGCTAGATATCATGCGCCATGCTGATTTTCATTCTGTAGCTGCGCTTGAGCGAGTCAACGCGATGCCCGGACAAGGCGTGTCAAGCGTGTTCAGTCTTGGTGACTCGTTTGGCTGCTGCAGATCGGTGCTGGCTTGCGCTTACGTACCTACGTTCTTTGTTACCCCGTCCATGTGGAAGAAGCACTATGGGTTGACAAGTGATAAAGAGCAGGCAAGAGCGATGGCGATCAAGATGTTTCCAAAGGCTGAGTTGCACCTCAAAAAACATATCGATCGCGCTGAAGCCTTGTTGATTGCAGGATATTTGAAATCTAAAATTGAGAAAGAACGAAATGACAAAGCCCTTCTCACCAGAGAGTAGCGCGAAAGCTAGAGAACAATCTGACTTTCAGCGTGAGCTTTACAAGAGAAACTTTCTAGACGATGACCACTGGGTCAATCTAGCTCGTGAAGCCGGTATCAACTTACCAATGTACTATGTTCGCCCATCTGACGCGGCTGTTAAGAGTTTGCTTCGTCGGCTGCGGGTGAGCTGGGATGTGTATTTAGAAGCGTTTGGCTGGGAAACTGCTGCTGATTTTGAGCGGTACAACCCCACCTACAGCATGCGTCCTCTGGCTGGCCTGATCTTAGAACTCTGGGATGAGCAGCAGCGTATGGTTGATGGCTGTAAAGATGCAGCAGCTTTTCGCGAGATCCGCGTTGGTGATGCCCAAGCTCGTGAGATGAAGTACCCACGAGGCACTGCAAAAGTTCGCCGTGCTCCACTGAAAGGTAAAAATGTTAGCGCATGAAGTGATCAAAACTGTACGGGCAGGCAACTCAGTTACCCGCTGGCATACCCGTAGAATGAATAAATATGAGACCGTAGGCGAGCACACTGCAAACGTCTTAGCGATCGTGTTTGCGCTTTGCGGCGATGAGAACCCGTCGCCTGAGCTGATTTCAGCTACGTTGTTACACGACACCGCTGAGCAGTGGACGGGTGATGTTCCTGCGACTGCAAAGTGGGAAATGCCGATCCTCAAAGAGAATTTAGACGCTCTTGAGGAAAAGATGATGGCGCAAAACTGGCTCAAGTCTCCAAAACTTACAGTCGGTGAAGCGTTGACTCTGAAGTGGGCTGATATGCTTGATCTTTGCTACACTTGTTTGGGTGAGCTAGATATGGGTAATAGAACCATCTCAGACGTCTTTGAGCGTGGTGTTGAGTACCTGCGTGGGCTAACCCCACACCCCGTAGGTTTGAAGTTGCTAGAGGATCTTGTAAAGGAGCGTAGACATGCATGATTTTGAAAAACGATTTAATGGCGTCAAGGCTGGTGATCTAAAACCCTCGTCAGCTAATTCTCGTCAAGTAGCTGGGACTCATTACAAGTCTGGCATCCAACACTGGGACTTTGTTGTAGCAAATGACCTTGATTATTTTCAGGGTCAAATCACAAAATACGTGGTTCGTTGGAAACACAAGAACGGTCTTGACGATTTGCTCAAGGCTCAGCATTTTCTAGAAAAGTACATTGAGGTTGCTCGGCGGGAACCTCAAGACGGCTCAACTCCCACGTCAGCCTACGTTGGTCAGGAGTAATCATGAAGCACCGTTTCACGATTGAGCTTGAGATAGACGATAACTTGTTCGTTACCCCTAGGGTCGGCATAGAGGGTGACCTTGAAACCGATGACTTTGCGATACCTCTATTAAGAGGAATAGTGGAGGTGCTTGTTCTACTTCGGGATATGCGGGGAATTGAGGAAGTAGAAAAAGCCCTCCGTAGGCTTAAATGATCATTTTGAGGCAGCTGCAAGAGGACTTTGAGCGGGTTTAGAGAAATCCTGCAGCTGATTATCCAAATCCCCGAGCAATTTTCCTGTGAGCTGCTGTTGGGTCTGTCGTATCTGCTCAGGACTACGTCGTCTAACCATTCGTTGAGGATAGAACCCGCCAACCGGCTGGTTTGCCTGTTTGAGCTCAGCTTCAGTCACGGGAGCTTGCGGAGTCTTAGCTTCCTCTGCCATCTTGTTCCGGATTTTATCCAACATAGCTAAAGTGCCAGTGCTGCCTGCAGATATCAAGTTTGCGGGTAAAGCCGCTGGGGGATACAGAGAGGCCGCACTTGCTAGAGCAGAAGTGCCTGCAAGAGCTGCTCCAGGGACATCTCCGGCTTTGGCTCTCTCATAAGCTTCATTGCCGCTGAATGCTACGCCTAAACCACCCAGCGTTCGGTTGACTAGAGGGTGCTGTAGTATCTTTGAACCCCAGTTGCCTGCTTGCTTTAACGCACTAGGAGGTGGTTCAACTACGGGCTCAAAAGCCGGAGGTTTTGCAGTTCTGAAAACTGGCTGTGTAACCTCACCAGTTAGAGGATTTCTGATTTTAGCTCCAACACGTTTTCCGCTCTCAGCTTGATGAGCTTTTTCGTAGGTCTGCGCTCCACGATCTTTGTAGCCTTGTGACTCTGCCCAGTCTTTAACTCCTTGCGGGCTACCCGATGCGCTAACTCCGGTCTTGGCAGCTTGAACAGCAGTAGTCAAATCTTTAGGTAGATTACGAAAATCATTTAAGGCTTTTAAGCCTACCTGTCCAGTTCCTACAGTCAATCCTGCAAGAGTGCCAGCTCCCCCAGTCAAAAGACTTTGGTCACTGAACCCGTAAGGTTTATTCTGCGCTGCGGCTTCTTGCTCTTTTTTGAACTTTTCAAAATCAAAATCAAATTGTCCTGGAGGCTTCTGCGCTTCTGCTTCTACGACAGGTGCTGGCGCCTCAGCCGGAGCTTCTTGAGCAGTGTCGTTTATGAATTCTTCATTTTGATCCATAGACTCTGGAGGAGCGGACTCAGAAGTCAGTGCCTGAGTTTCAGGGCTTTTTTCTTCAGCTCCATGCGCTCTAATTTTTTTCAAATAGAGGATAGACTCAGTCGGTATGTGTTCTGGGTTTCCAGTCTTAAAGAACTTTGAGTTAGGACCTGCGTTATAAGCGATGTATGCTCTGTCCTTGTCAATGCCTCCAATTTCTGGATTTTCAAGTAGTTGTTTAAAATACGTAACCCCACCTCGTATGTTTTCTTCTAAGTTGTAAGGGTTCACTTTTAAGTCTTTAGCTGTAGAGGGTAAAAGCTGCATAACTCCTGCGGCTCTTTCTTTTCGGCTGGTCATAGGACCAAGAGCGTTTGCCCGAAAGCGGCTCTCTTGATATGCAAGGGGCAAAACAAGATCTGGGTCAAGCCCTTGCGCTTTTGCCTCATCAGAAACCATCTTGGCTACTTTGAGCTGCGCATCACTGAGTTTATCGTAGTCGATAGGCATGCTGATCCCTAGTTATTTGATATTACGTTTTTTCAAGATAGCGTCCAAAGTGGAGTCATTCAAAGCTCCTGAGTTACCCTTAGAGGCGGTCTCAGGTTTTGCTTTGGGTATGACATTTTGAGGAAGGTTGTACGTCTTTGTTAACCAGTCGTCATACGAGTTTAAAACTTTTTGATATCCAGATTTAGGATCGCTCTTATAAACATCGAGAACCGCGTAGGGGTCTTTGATTTGTCGTCTATACGCTTTAAAATCTGCAGCAACTTGGGTATCAAACTGCGCTTTACGACCGGTCAGTTGAGCCATTTTGATCAGGTACTCTGGAGTGTCTGCGGGGGTACCTTGAATCTTAGCGATACCTGCATCTTCTCTATCAGACACAGACCCTTGATTAGCGAGTAAGTTTTTACGAAATTGAAAGTGTAAGCGAGCCAGATCACTGGCCATTTCTGCCACAGCGGTCATATCTTCTTTTGTAGTGTCAAACTTCTTGAGCCTTAAAAAATTCTCTAAATTGTCTTTGGTTATTGCAAAATCGCCAACCTCACCCTTGTCGCGGATGAAAGATGCGAGGGCAGTTCCTAGTCCTGGCTGCTTTAGCAGTCCATACATCTTAGAGTTCCCGCTCGCATTCTTCATGATCCGCGCAGCGGTATAAACTGTGTCTCGATTAGAGGACTCATTATTTAAAAAGTCTTGAGTCTGTTTGGATTGAGCTTCAGCACTCACTGTAGCCGTTTTTTCTCTAGCTGCTTTTGTTACAGCTTTATCATCGGCAGATGGCTGTCCTTGGTTTTTGTCACCCGCTACCGGCTTTCCGCTTACGCCAAACTTAAGGTAGTTGTAAATAGCATCGACACCGGCTTTGTCTTTATTGGATCTAGCCTCACGCAGCTTCATCAAATCTTCTCTAGACCCTAAAAGACTATCTCCATCGTACTCAGGAAAATTGATGCCTACATCAGCTTCACCCGGATTAGCGATATACACGGGTTTAGGCTTTTTAGGATCAGTAAGATCCATGTAACCCCAAGGAGTCGTCTTGTAAGCCCCACGTTCAAACTCACCCTGCTCACGGACGTTTTTGCTTACGTCTCGTGTTTCTTGGACTTCTTTAATTTGAGCCGCACGTTGGTTTCGTTTTTCCTCTGCCTGTTTGATAACAGCTGCTTCGTTTTGACGACGGTTCTCTTCGGTTTTCAGTAAATACTCACGTTCAGCGATCTTCTGTTTGTACACACCATCCAAAGCCTCACCGATTGCTCTGGTTGCGGGCACCATCTTCAAACCCGCGATAATCTCAGGATTGACTTTACGACCGTTGATCATTATATCAGGGCTGGTGTCGATAACGGCAGTAGCCGCAAGAGGAGCCGCAGGGGGTAAATCGCCTGTAGTCACATCAGAAATCGGGGTTTTAGCTGTTACAGCAGCTGGAGTTGCGAGTCCAGTTTTAAAAGTATCGGATGCGTTAGAAGATCCCGCAGACAACTGCTCAACCGGCTCTGCTGGCGCAGGGGCAGGAGCGTTTGCCCCAGCCTCGTTTAGGCTCACTTCAGGACCGTTTTGAGCGTACAACTCTTTAATTTTTGCCAGAACTTCAGGACTCATGTTTGTAGAGTTTACAGGAGCTGCATTTGGAGCTTTAGCTGCCCCGTCTGGGTTCAAAAAGCCTTGGATGAAAGGAGCTGCCATTTTAGAGATTTTACCCTGCTGAGCCCTTTCCAACTGCATGTTGCGAAGCTGCATTTGCATCATCGCGTTTTCTTGCAGCTGTTTGTCCTCTTGTGGCTGCATGTTAGCATACGCCGTAGCCCCACGACCTAGGGCTTCACCAAAGCTGCCGGTCCTGCCTGGATCCAAAAGAGCTCCAGCCAGTGAGAGCATAGATGGGCTGAGCCTTGACTCTTGTCTTTTGTCCAAAAGCTGCATCAACTTATCTTCAGCGTCTTTGGCGTTCTGATACTTCTCCGCATAATCGGTGTCGTTATCTCCAAAAACATCTGGAGACATTACTGAAGAAGCTGATTTAAGAGGTGAAGCTGTGGTCATAGTCAAGGTCCTTCTGGGACAATTTCAGGGGCAGGAGGCTCATCAATATTTGCATCAGGATTGACCGTTGTTGATCCTCCTCCATCACCCCCATTGACCGTATCAAGAGGAGGTCCATTGCTCCCATCCTCAGATGGGTTAGTACCTGGAGGGGCTTGCGTATTACCAGGAACAACAGGAACAGCAGGAGTTGACGGGAAAGTTTGTTTATACCAATCGGTCAACCCTTTGATTGCGCTTGTGCCGTTAGACCCAGATGCAAACAGCGTAGCCATGGCAGCCATTTGAGCCAACGGTGAGGCTGAATAAGCTCCAGGCATCGGTCCATTGTATGTTTGCGATGTCGATGTAGGTACAGTTTGACCACGAAGTAGTTGAGCTGCGTTTGTTGCTTGTTTCAGGGGTGCATCAATTTTCGCTTGTTGCAGTGCTTGCTGCTGAGCTCCAGTGTTCATCATTGCAGTTGCGCCGGTGAGCCCTAGATTTTGCTCTTGAGCTGCGATATCAGCTTGTGTCTTTGACGCATTGTTCTGAAGTTGCAAGTTTTGCAGATCAGCGTTAACCGCATTGTTGTAGCCTGTGTTCAAAGCTCCGTACTGCTGCCCTGTCAAGTTGGACTGCATATCAGCCATAGTTTGGCCTGTAGCATTGGCAAACCTCTGTGAGCCGCTGCCTCCAGTGCCCGCAAACGCAGCCTTCAATCCGGGCATTACATTGCGTTGTATGTTTTGCTGCTGTAGCCTACCCATCTCATCCACCACGTTATGGGTGTATGGGTTCATCAAGGCTTGGATATTTTCAGGAGTTAAACCTCCCGCCGCTGTAGATGCAGTATTTCCAGCTGCTGTTAGTCCTGGTTGATACGCTGTAGCCGCTCCAGGAACAGCTGCTTGTCCTTGCTTTTGTAAATCGGTAAAACCCGCAACAAGTTTTGTAGGGTCTGCCGTTAAAGCAGTTTGACCAGCTTTTGCCAGATCATTCAAATAGCCCGTGTACGCTGCTGGGGCAGTGGTCGTCTGAGTTGTCGTCGTGTTTACATTTGGTAACGGATCACCTTGGGTTAAAGACATTACTTAACTCCTTTGAGATAAGCCAGAGGTGATTTAGCCTTCGGCGGTATACGGTTAATTGGCGCAGAGCGTTTTTGCTTTCTTATTGATTCTCTCATAGCATCTAACTTTCTTGCACCTTCTGTGTTTGACCCATCACCCAACGCTGCAACTACATCAGCGTCAAATACGTATTCTCCATCAGCTAGACGAGCGTCAATCAAATCGTCTTGGCCTCCACCGGCTCCTTGCACGTAGTGCGATCCTTTGTAAGGAACGCCTCCCGCCGCCATAAGTGGTGACGCCATGGCTAGACCGCCACCTCGCAGGTGCGCAACTTGCGGGGTAGACGAGCCGTAGAACGGTGAACTGTCAAAAGAAAGAGGACTCTTTTCAACCCCGTAATTATAATATCCAGAAGTGTTTTGCGTTTGAGGCATAGTAGTCGTGTCTGTTTGGGGCTGTTGCTGCTGAAACACAGGGTTTATCTGCTGCAAAGGGGTTTGCTGACTGATGTCTATCGCTTGAGGGGTATACGTACCTTTAAAAGAGTAATCGGCATTAGGGTTGTATGTTGAGGTTAGTAGGCCAGGAGTGAGAAGAGCCGATTTCCAAGTAGGTACAGCCTCCGTCCCGTCAGGGTTTGTTGCAGACGCGTTCGCCGGTTTTGGAGCAATATCGCTGCCTCTTGGTAAATTTGAGTCAGTTGCTGGTTTTTTGGGAGTGCCGACGGCTACTATGTTTCCTGGAGTTTGGGTTTCTACTTCAAGTGGGTCTAATTTGTAGTTTGAGTCATCTACACCTACTAGACTTGGATCTGTTAAATCTTCAGGAGTTACCGCATCTTTGCCGCTCAAGTCTACAGTCAATCCGTCTGTGCTTTCTCCAGCACCGACCTCGCCTGAAGTTAATCCTTGCCCGCCGCCCATATCCTCTAGGTTTGACGTTGTAGGCAGTTTTAAACCCTGACCGTCTGTAGAGCCTGAGGTTGGATTATAGAGGCTGTAGTCTGGTGTCCAATTAGGATCTACAAGATCGCTTACACCTGTGAACGCCGTTCCGGTTAATCCTGTACCGGTCTCAGGGTCTATTCCTATTTTAGTAGGGTCTTCGGGGTTGAGTGAGTAGTCAGGTTTAAAATCAGGAACAACTGGGTAGGTGAACGGCTCTTCATCTACAATAGGCTCATTCACCCCGTCTTCGTTGACTGTTGTCGGGGTAGGTGATGTTAGATCTATCTCAGCATATTTACCGCTCATGTAGTCGTTGTAAACAGCTTGAGAATCGATATTGTTGAGAATGTTATTTTTAGCAACTTCTAAAGCTGCTTTTTCTTCTGGAGTGTCTGCAGTTATTCCGTACTGTTCTTCAAAGTTAGCAGCTTTCAGCTCTAACTCAGCTCCTTTATCCGCAACCGTAGGCGCATCATTTACAAGGTCTGCGCTTGTATCACCGAGTTGTCGAGCCATTGACACGTTTTTACTGACCGTAAGCGCATCATTGTAATTTAGCTCTCCAGACAGCACGCGATCACTGATCGCTTTTGCGTCAGCATCACTCAACCCATACATGTCTTTTGCCTGTTTAGCAAGCTCAGCTGCCGTTTCTGGCAAGGCTTTTATGGTGTTAAAGTCCTGATAGTTCTTTAACCCAGTGGCGATATCATAAGCCCATTGTTTAGCCGCTGCGTCATCTTTTAGTCCGTTATCTTTAGCGTACTTTAAAGCGGAGTCATAGGCTGTTTTTGCTGTCGGGTCTTTTTGGATAGTTTCGTCGGCGTGAGCGGCTTCAGCCTTCCTAAACGCATCATAAGCCTCAGCTGAGTTGTATTCTCCGCTGTCGATCTTTGCCACGATATCTTTAATGGCTGCGCTGTCTTTCATGCCGATCATGTCAGCTTGATCTTGAATCCAAAGTTGCGAATCTCTAGCTTCTTGGTCTCTAATATACTGACTAGACACTTCAGCAGCAGGGGTTCCGTCTTTTGCGTCTGCTTTTGCAAACTCCATACCTAAGCTGTTTGCGCTCTCAGCTGCTTTTATAAGACCGCTCGCATCGTACTGGTAGTCTTTGTTTTTTGACCACGAAGATATATCTTGGTCTAAGATACTATTTTTGATTTCTCTTTGTGCTTCATACGACAGCCCTTTTTGAGCTGCTTGATCTGCTGCGCTTTGAGCGTTAAATGCTCTCATAGCGTAAGCGTCTATGGATACCCCATCTCCTTTGCCCTCAGCCTTCATCACTTGCGCTTGAGCAGCTGCCTTTAAATCTTCGTCTGATATGTCGCCGGCATACGTCTTTTTGAAGTCTTGATAGATGTCACCTACTTTATCTTGATCAGATTTTGTAGCGGCAGTTTGAACTGCAGATGTAGCGTCTTGAAGTGTAGCTTTGGGGTCATTTATATACGCATCCCTCTCAGCTTGAAGGTCTACGTTGCTCAGCTGATCAACCTTCATCGCCGCAACTTGCTGGTCAAAAGCGGCTGCTTTGTTAGTTTTTAACGCATCAGCTGCTGCTTTAGCAGTCTCTTTTGCTATGTCTTTAACTTGAGGGCTGGTTAAAATTTGAACAGACGTAGTTTTTGCGGCATTTGTCGCCATCGCCTGCACTTGCTCAGTCGTTTTGCCCTGAGCAACTCCAGTGAGTGTAGCGTTCACCACACCAGTAACTATTTTATCAACTGCAGCTGCACTTGCCGAGCTTTGAACCAAAGCCGTAAGAGTTGGGCTGGCCTGCACGATATTGCCAACTATATTTGCTCCTTGAATCAAACCTCCAATTGCTGCAGCTTTAACATCTTGACCAGCGATGCTAGCAGAGATAGAGGCTATGATAGGAGCTTTGATAACGCTGGGTAATGCTGCAAAAGTAGAGTTTGAGTTTAAAACTCCTGGTACAGACGCAGCTAGACCCATCTTTAAAGCATCATTAACGCTCGTACCCGTCAAAGCAGCTGTAGCGACTGATCCAGCCATATTACCTACAACTGTCGAAATCACAGTATTCATGCCCGTGCTTGCAAGTGCACCAGTCACGTAATTTGCAGTGGATCCGCCTACAACCGGAACAAGAGCTGCGGTGAGACCTTTCTTTACGTCTCCGCCGTTTAAAGCTGTGTTTACTACCGTGTTTCCAACGATTGCGGCTGTAGTACCAGACAACCCAATGCTTTCCCCGATAAGAGACCCAAGCCCAGGAGCGTACACAGCTAGGGCAATTGCGGCCAGAGCTTTGGGGTCTGTAGCAATTGCTTCTGCTGTTTTTTCAATAGGTTGTAAAATCTTCGCATCTAGATCAGCAAGAGCATCTTCTGTTTTGTTTTTAACATCTGTGTACGTATTTTTAACGTCTTTGTATGTATCGTCTACCTTATTTTTAACGTCTTTGTATGTATCGTCTACCTTATTTTTAACGTCTTTATACGAATCTTCTACGCTGTTTTTCGCTCCTGTCCATGCGTCTTCTACGCTGTTTTTAGCGTCTTTTTGCGTATTTTCTACCTTGTTTTTAGCTTTTGTCCATGCTCCCATTATAGAGTCACCTCCGCAAGATATCTACCATCAGAAGTAGGTTTTATACTAACCTGCTCAGCGGAGACGGTTTGCTGGATGAGCTCAGAAACTCTAGGATTATCATACGGCGTCTCTGCATAAGTGTACCCGAGTTTTCTAAGCAGGACAAACAACGCCATTACGTTTTTCACTAAATTTGCTGCGCTGTCTGCGTTAAAACAGTGAAACTCTGCTCTGTCTTTTTCTGTAGATTTAAAAATCATCAGGGTTTCACCCTCTCGTACGACGTGGGCTCCTAACCCGATCTCACGGTTTATGATGTCTATCAAGTCTTTCGCGCTCATATCCTTGTGGTTTCGTTTTGCGTCAATCTTTAATATTTCATTTGGTGTCATATCAGTTCTCCGGTCTAGGATTTACTGCATTTACAAGTTGCTCAGCCCAATCAAACCAGTTATCAAAATTATCTGAAGAGGGAATAGCTTCATTTGTGAATATATCAATGCCTTTAATCCCGTTGGCCCAAAGTTTCCAGTCTGTTGTCGGTCCGGGAATTTCAAGGTTTTGAGTAGAGTATAGTTCACACATGACAGATGCCCACGAGTCAAACGTGTGCCCTCTAGGATCATATACAAGTGCGACGTTGCTCATGGGCGTACGTCTCCAATATCTGCGTCTAGCAGTATTTTACCCGCTTGATAATCACCACCTTGAACGTTGCTTTCAAAACGAAGGCGAAGCTCACGACGTTGCTCACGCATATCGATCTTACCTGTTCCTGGACTAAACACGTACGGGTCGCTTGTAACGTCTTGCGACTGTGCAAAGGGGCGTCCTGTGACATAGCAGTTCATATCACCTTCTTGTATAAAGTCAGGTTCTACTCGCTCTAAGCGTAGCCAAACATTTTCTCCAATGGGGGCAGGCTGTGAAGGACCTCCAGAAACCAACCCTAGGTCGTTGGTTTCAAAGAAACTCTCAATGGCTGTTAAATTCTGTCCTTCAACTACGTCCACGCCGATCTCATGCTGCCAGAGTTTGATATAACCGGCTGGAGTGCTGAAAGTGAGCAAGGAGGTTGCACTAGATGAGGCAGCTACTGTCATGTGGATAACCATAGGATAGAGGGTTGCAACTGGGGTGGTAAAACCCGCCCCCGTTCCTCCAATGTTCGCTGCGGCTGCACTCAATGAACTGCCGACTAGGTAACTGTATCCGGGGAATGTGATCGTCACGTTGGTGACCACTCCACCGCCAACAACGATCGTGGCAAGGGCTGAAAATCCACCACCTCCAGTTAAAGGTACGTTTGTGTACGTCCCGTTTGTATACCCAGAGCCCCCAGTGATCGCTCCGCGCGTAGCTAACCCAGAAGTCGTGACCTGATCTATAGCAGTGCCCGTGACAATACCTGTACCCGATATCACAAGTCCAGGGTACAAAAGACCATCATATACAGCTGCTGCAATGTGAGTATTGCCTGTGACCGTGGTAATCGTTTGTGTAGAAACTACCTCAGCTACGGATACATCTGCCCCAGCAATGATGGGATAGTGAAAAACTTGAGAATAGAAACCGGCGGTGCGTCTTGCCCCTACAGCAGTACCCGCATCATACCAACACTGCTCACGGGTATTGTAGATTATCGCGTCGTTGCACTCAGTAGAGTCGCCACTCGGAAAATACCACCAAATCTCACCCCAGCGAGGAACTTTAGAAGCCCACACTTTTTGACGCTGAGCATAGTTCAGGTTATCAAAAAAGTAGTTCATGTTAAAATTATTCGGTATCTCTTTTACAACACCGTTGTACATCAAAAAACAGTCCACGCCGCACCAGTAGTAAATACCCCCGTACTCAACTGCGGATTGGCTGGACAAAATCGACGATTGGCTGGTTATGATGTCGTAACGCCAGTACTGAGCTGGGGTTCCGACGCCGCCGACAAAAGATACCCGAATTAAAGAGTCAAGACTCCAAAAAAGCCCTGATGGAGAGTTTGAGCCGCCACGAACGGGTAACCCTTGAACGACCTTTGTCGTAGCTACGTTGGTTTCATTGGCATCTGCTGACACCCAATCGTTTAAATCATTTGCGGAGCAATTTTTTATCAAACCATTATTGCCGTACACAAAGAGGTAGGGATGCAAAGATACGCAGCCTCCAGACACTTGAACTTGATTGTCAAAAGTGATGGTTGCCGTGGTCCCGTTTGTAGTTGCTAGAGACAGATTTACAGTAGTTGTGCTGACTGATGTGACCGTTGTTCCTGAAGCTATGCCTACACCCGATACTAGTTGTCCTGCGCCTATTCGTATGTCTGTAGCCGGCAAAGTTAAAACTGTTGCTCCTGAGCTTTTCGTTACTCCAGCTATACTGAACACGCCAACTGCACTCATTGTAGAGCCAGTGATGTCTCCATATAAAACTGGAGTATCATACGTACTATCAATGTTGGTTAAATTTTGTCCTGGGTGAGCTACAATAGTTCCTACGCCGCCGGTTGCACTATAGAAGCCGTCAAATTGCCAGAGATTATTCGCGTTTGCTGTGAAGTTGCTCAATGCAAAATCTACAACACCCGCACCTATACCTGAGTTGTCAATCGTTAAAACTTGCAAACCGTCGCTATACCCGCTGAACACTCGGTTTACGCCGTCATTTGGGTTCATCCAGATACCGCGAGAAGGACCTTTTACGTCTGTAGAAATCAGCCGATATCCCCACATCTTCCTAGGACGACCGCGCTGAAACCGCACCCACCGGCCAGCCGTATAGTAGTCCATGTCGAAAACAGTTCCATCCCTTTGGATGCCTGGCTTCGTATCTAAAGCAAAGACTTTTTGCGTCAAAACGAACCTCCAGAAATACCGTTAGGTACGCGCATACCTGAAGCGGACAACACCATACCCAGCGCCCCAAGTATAGCTATTGCAAGTTGTCCTGAGGCTGGTCGATAAATACCGGTCGTTGTCTCAGAGGTAAACGCTAACGAAGGAGAACCTACTGAGCCGTCAGATAAACTGATTACGCTAAGACCGGCAAGCACTGTGTTTGCGTTTACCAAATTTGTTGAATCACAAATTAAGGTAGCTTGGTTGTTTGCTGTAATCGTAGCTCCAGATGATCCAGCGATACCGGTAGTGATCGTTATTGTGTAACCCCCGCTTCCGGCAGAAGTTGCGTTCTCTACATAGTACACTTGCACCGTAGGCGGTACAACGATCGTGACGTTCCCAGTCAGCGTTCCTGTGTACTTTTGTATCACATTGGAGGCTTCAGAACTCGTGAGGGTGTAGGTTCCTGAGGTGACGGCTTTGGTTAAGATTGTAAAGTTAAACTGGGTTGATTTGCCAAGACCTACCGTGTAAAACCCAGAACCTGAGCAAGACACTATGCAGGAGTCTCCTGGCTGGAGCGTTATGCTAGACACTCCGTTGATATAATCACCCGCTTGCGGTGTTACGGTAAGCGTTCCGGTACCTGAGTTTCTAAGAGAAAAGAAAAAGTTATTCCCTAAGCTGGTTGTGCTGCTCAGAGTCACAGTGCCCGCTCCCCCTGTAAACACCTGCACAGAAGAACGCAGACCCGTGTAGACATTGAGGGTAGAGCTAAAAGTAGTTACCGGTTGTGCAGCATTTAGAGTGACACCAGAAGCAAGTAAACCGTAGCCTGCGAGGGTGGCTGCATCAGCGCCAGAAGAGCCGATGCCGTAAGCGATAATGCCCCATGTACCTGCCGTGTTTAAATTTGTTGTTACATAGATATAGTACGAAGCTCCTGGAGCGATAGATACTATTGTACTTCCAGTAAAGTCTTTTACAATAAAAGACACTGCCCCAAGATTCCTCAACATCGCGTCTGTACCGACTGATGTTTGGTTTGCAGGAGGCATAAAAAGCGACAACCCGACCGAGCTTGGGGTCACGTCCATTATTCGGGCTGAGTAGTTTCCGTCTACGTTGCCATTTAATGGCCACGACAGTGTAGTGTCAGCGCCTAGAGCTATCGATCTATACGATACATCTGTAGGCTGGATTACGTTGCCAGTAAACGGACTGTTGTAACTTGTGCTCATGAATCCACCGCTAGTGATTGTCGATCGCCCAGTCGTGTAACGTCTTCATTTTTCAAAGCCGTCACTATCAACTGGTACTGTTGCTGCCACATTGCAATCCTGCCATCGTTTTTCAGAAACGGCATAGCTTGGAGCAATGACCCATAAAGTAGCGCCTGAGGGGCATATTGTGTGAACCAGTTAGACTGGTTTGAAGAATCTAAAGGCTGAGGGCGTTCATAGTACAGCACTTCAAAATCATAGGCCGCATCCGGTGGAGGTGTAATCAACCAGTGGGTATAGTCGTAGTCACAGTAAAATTTAGGTAAGTCTGTTAAAGTGCTATCTGGCCAGTACTCACGAAGATATTCGTATTTGCGTAAAAGCATAGGATAACGAGTCCCAGTGGCATCTGTGATGTTCATAGACACTGTTTTGCGCCATCTAGCCGGTTTATCTAACACGGCTCCTGAAATATTCAGTTTGCTAGTGTTTACAGTCAAAGTCCCTAAAAACTTGAGTTCTGCAGTCAAAACTTGCTCAGCGAGCATTACAAATGTAGGTATCTTTGCTAGCGTCGCATCATCAGTTCTTTCTAAATAAGACGACACGTCTGCGGCAAGCGAATCGTACGTCATTACTGCTGCTGTAGTCATCGCTTGTTTCTCCGCTATTTAACTGTGGATCTCATTATAACTTCAAGCGTAAGCGCGAGTGCCTGCTTTATCTATGATGAGCGCCATATTGCGAGGTTCTGCCTCTTCCGTGTTTGGAATCGACACGTGCGTCCAACGATCGAACTCACGAATGCACTGATCATAGGGCAAACCGGACTCGATGATCGCGGTGACTACTTCGTCAGGAGTCATATCTTTTACTCGAATATCAGCTGCGCAGCCATGACGGTGCTGTGATTTATCGGTAGAGCCGACGGCTTTGTTGACCTCAGCTGAGCGAAATGCTGAGTTGATGTGGATTTCACGCCCACCCAGCACGTCTCTAACTTGTTCAAGAAATGCTGCCAAGCGGACAAGGTTTGCCATTTCAACGTCGCTGGGGATATTGTCAAACTCACGATGATCAGTGTGAGTCAACTCTTCGTAGGTAAAGTTGGGGGAGAGGTTCATGGTTTTTCCTTTAAGGTTTCACGGATTTCGTTGTAGAGGTTGATGCAGGTGTTGAGCTTTCGGACTGTTGCGTCTGCGTCGTCTGTGATGGCGACAAGAGCTTGAGCAGCCTCTGGCTGTAGTTCTGCTGTTCCAAGGTCAGCTCCGGAGGAAGCGGTGGCATCTCCGGTGGCTTGTACGGGGCACACTGGGGTTTTGACAGGAATCCGCAACTGCATAACACCAGTGGCAATATCAGCGTTGCGCTTTTGTTGTAAAAGTTTTGCATTTTGGTTTGCTTTCTGAAGTTGATTTGCTTGAGCATTTACGGCAGTCACAAGCACTTGCTCTTTTTGTCTAGCTTGCTCATTAAGAGCTGCGATTTCAAGTTGCTGTCGCGTGTTTTCGTCATGTTTACCTTTGTAATACCCGCCTCCAAAGCTGCTAAGTATCGCAAAGATAATTCCAAGAAGAACGTAAGGGTTAAATATGCTCATGGTATTTCCGTGTTGCTAGGAGCGTTGACGCTCAAAGGTTTGACCGGCACTTGCGGAACCGGCGGTTTAGGTGGCGCAGAAGGCATTGTAGCTTGGCTACCGTGGTTTACAGCCAGCAGTGTTCCTATGATAGATATCATCGAAATTACTGCGGTTTTGAGTAACTCAAGCAAAAACGCGTCATTTTTGGCTTGGCCGACCATAGGTTGAGTGACAAACATAACACAGTACAGCAAACCAAAAATCATACCAACAATCGCCACGTTAAAGAACATCAATGTCCAAAACTGGCTCAAGGCTTGCCATTCTTCAGGGCTTCTTTTTGAGGTTGTCATACATTTCCTTTGTAATTAAATCTCTAGTGCAGGTTCCAGACGCATCGCACTGGGGCGGTTCACATTCAGCTTTTCCCCAGTTCTGAGGATCTTGGCATGGATAACGATACCTGTCTTCGCACGCGGTCAAAAATAGGATTGTCATCAAAATTAACAGGCTCTTTATCACGATTTTTCCTCTCAATTTCTCGCCGTAGCTTTTCAATTTTTTCCGTCTGCGCCCTGACTTCATGCTTGGCTTCCAGCACATCTAAGTACAAGAATGCGAGCAGTGGCAGCATCAGCGCAACCAGAACAACAGCAAAAATCCAGCCCAGCACACCCATCACATTTTCCTCCACTGGCTGAGCCACAGGAACCACGTCCACAGGTAGAGGATAAGAATAAGCGTCAGGACTGCGGCTCCCGCCTTGAAGTTGTGACTTCTTTGCCTTTGGTGCCGTTGCCATCTTAGCCTTCTCTCCCGTTGTTCTTGTCCCAGTCTGGCAGCTTCTTGTTCGGCGGCTATGACATCCCGCATCTCAAACACCTTACTGTACAACGCACCCATTTCGGGAGGACTTTGATACACCATCGTTTCCCTGATCGTCACTTCCAGAGCCGCCATCTGATCCATCGCCATCACCCGCTTCAGCGCGGCTTCCATCTGGTTCTGATCTGGATTAAATACGTTTCTGGACTTTTCTTCTTCCTCCCGGATGTGCGCTGCTAACTGTTCTTGGATTTTGAAGAATTCTGTAAGACTCTTGACAACTCCAACCATGACCTGCGTCTCGTCAACAGCGACATACCTGTCTTTCTTTTTCGCCACAGGCTTGGGCGCGGTTGGTTTTGGCGCACCGCCAAAGAGTTTTGCAAGCTTCCCCCAGAAACCGTAAATCTCTTTTCCAACTCCGATAGCTTCGTCAACTGTAGCCTTAACCTCCATGAAAGAGGTCTTTGCTTGTTTGTAAAGCTCACAACCCTCTTTGATGGCGGCAACACAAGCATTTGCAGCAAAAAGGAGGGAGATCGGATCAATTTACAGCCCCAAAAGTTTTTTGACAAACTCTGCTGCTACGCCAGGACCAAATAAAACACAGCCCATCACTACGTATATAAGGTATTCAATTTTGGTCATACGTTTGTCCCCAGCAGACAATGATTTCTGAATAGCTTCATATCGTTCGGCGCAAATAGCTTCGTGCACAGCAAAATTTATTTCAAGTTCTTCACTCATGGTCTTTCGGCTCCGCTTCTACGGCTGCTGCCATAGCCTCTTTGTGTTCATTTTGAAAACGTTCAACCAACTGAAAGACTTCTTCGTATGGACGCTTGCCCAAATAACCGAGAACTGCATTTGCCAAGTCTACGCTGATAGTCACTTTTTCGTTACCCATTACAAACTCCTTTGGTTAAAAATTCAATTATAAACTGGCCATTGCTGCGAATTTATTGCGGCTTTTACCTCTTCCGCAGTTGTCGCTGCTTTAATCGCATCTACAATTCTATTACCTTCTACAAGCACTGCTGCTCTGTATGCGGCTATCACTTCCGGTATATCGATGTTTCTTTCTAGTTTTCTAAGTACGACCCAATCTGTGGGTTGTAGGTATAGGTTTGTGAGTTTTTTAAACTCTTCAGTCCATTGAGGTTTTAAGCCTCTACGTATCGTTTCTTCCCCCTCAAGTACGTTATCTAGAGGTTTTGGAAGGTCAACATCATCATAGTACTGACCATCAAAGTATGGTGGCGCTGGTTTATCAGCGACTTGGATAATACCTACCGCCTCTTTTTCTGCCGCTGTCGTTAGCTGCAACCAGTTATCAGGATACCAAGTCCCATTTATTTCAAAAGGAGCATTGATCGGGAGAATTTTTCCGTTATACATGTACATAAAGTTACCTCGCGAGTGAAAAATTGACAGGAGCGTATGCCCAAGCGATATAGCAGTAATTGTTTCCGGCTGCATTTAAAGCTGTGGATCTTAATTTAAAACCATTGGACAGGATGTCTATAGATATAGTTAAAAAGCCGCCGCTCGACGTCGTTAAGTCAAGAGCTTGAGTTACAGGGTTTTGGTTAGCGACTGATGCAAGATTAACAGTGTTGTACGTGTTAGTCACACCGGTCAAATTTACTATATCAAAAGCATACCAATCTTCCGAATTTGTTATATTTTTTATCCAAACAAGTACGGGTGCAAAACCTAAATTTACAAAATACCCATCGGTTTGCCCGTTACCTACGTACGCCGCGACGTGTAGTACGCCGCGTTCTTTGTTAAAGATATAGTACTGGTATTTTGAGCCATTTTCGTTGACATAGGTGTTTGTGAGTAAATTAAAGCCTCCCGAATACAACCACATATCATTTTGAAATTGAGGGGTTACGGAGCTGTTAAGATATAGCTGATAATAACTGGGCAAGGCATTGCACCAAATTACCCAAGGAGCTGCGCTTACATTGAGCTTTTTTATCATCACAAAATCTATATCTTGTCCTGGCTCGTCTACCAATGTCAAACCCGTACCGTTGCCTGTGTATACACCGGTAACGATCCCCATATTATAAGAGTAAAAACCATAGATGGGAGAAGCTGAAAAAGTTCCGTAGTTGGTTGTAGACACTGTAGTATATCTAAACGTATAGTTATAGTAACCGACAGTGTTTTGGTTATTTAAAATGTTTGTAGAAGATAACCCTATGACTCCTGAAGTAGAAGATACAGATATTTTAGGACCATCTCCTGTTGTGTACGTATTATTAGCCCCCAGTATCATGTAACCATTTAAAGCACTATTGTACGTAAATGCGCCTCCGTTGGTGTCTGCATATACGTTCGAGCTCAAAGTTTTAACAGCCGTTGTTGTGTACGATATATTAACATACACCTGAGCGTTGTAAGGTCCAACGCTTTGTGCGGCTCCAGTGCCCGTGTATCTAGAAATATAAAATGCGTTTCTAGGGTCTGTTACTACTGCTTGGGGTATAGTTGCTGTATTAATGCCTACTGCGTAATTTCCATAGTACTCAATTCCTACGTAGGGGTAAGAAAAACCTTGTTGCCCAAAATTTACGTAACCAGAGCCCATAGGGGCTACACTGTTTCCTCTTATAAAAGGAATAAATACCTGCTTACGCGAGTACATGTTGTAACTGAGCGCCCAACTGTTGTTGCCAGTTGGTGATCCATTTGACCAAACTCCGTTCCTTGATACCCAAATATTACCGTGATCAATATTAATCATTATTCCAAAGATGTCTGTAGTTACGCATCCTGTAAAAAGTTGAGTTGCTGTGGATCCATCCCAAGAAGAGCATATGGTCCCAGCAGAGTTAAAACGTATCCCATAAACCTGCCTGAGGCTAGCAGCCAAAGGATCTTGACTATACTGATCAAAGTCGTCAGTGACATATCCACAAAACCAATCAGCCTGATTGCTCTTTTGAAACTCAAAATAGTAAGAATATGGTGCGGCAGCTACTGCAGCATTTAAGGTGAGGGTTCCTGGTTTAGAGTTTGTGGCAGTTGCAGTTGTAGTTGTGTACTGCAAATTCCCAGAAGATGGTAATGTTGCGGGAGAGCCAGCAGTGATTTGAAGAGGGTTTAAGGTGCAATAGTTAGAAGAAGTTATTGATATTGCAGGGTTGTACGGGACGTCATACAAACAACTATAAGTCAGTTTGTCTGATGACGTTGTAGACACATTTATCCCCCAGTTATTTCCTCTACCGCTAGTGTCATAGCCGAGTGTTGTTGCATTTGTTACGTCTCCAAAATCTAAATAAAACCCATTTGTCCCATAGCTAGACAACCCCGCAGCACTAAGCTGCATAGGTTGTGGAGCTACGTCTATAGAGTTTGTAGAGTATGATTTTTCAAAATACGCAGGAGGCACTGCTGCTCCATCTATAAATGAAACAGAGGTCATAACCCCGTCAAAAAAACTTGATGGACTACTCGCCGCTATTTGATGTCTAGCTGCGGTATTAAATATAGTGTTTGTTTGAGTTGCTACGTAATTAAGCGCTGTTGCGGGAGTATACGAATTGAGAAACCAGTTTGTTCCTGCTATCCCAAAAGTTATGTGATACCATGCTGATGGGTCTCTATATTTTGTAGTTGTAGTGTATATAGTCACCCCGCCGTACACTATGACTAGTTGATCTGCTGCGTTAAAACCGACGTAGTTGGAGGTATTAACAGAAAAAATAACCTGTGTAGACCCCATGGATCCTCGTTTGATCCAACAAGAAAAAGTCCAATAGTTAAGATCTCCAGCAGAAGCAAAAATTTTAGTGCAGAAGTTTGGAGCTATAGATCTAAACCGAACGCTACGAGTTGGGTAAATGGGGTTGTACACCACATTTTGAGTTTTAGAGATGAATTGATTTGGAGCTGCAAACATCTAGATTACCTCGCCAGAGCAGAAATAAAGTTCATGGAAGCCCAAGCACAGTATATATATGTAACTCCGGACACGTTTATGTTTGCTCCTGTAGTTGATCTTGTCTTAAAGCCGTTAGATAAAAAATCTATTGGAGAAGCGGAGCTAGAAGCTGCAGTTGTTTCTATGTTTAAGGCACTGCTAATCACGTTTTGAGCTGGGGTTGGTCTAGAGCTAGGATATGTTGTGTTGGACATAATAACATACCAACTACCCGTAGTGGAGCTGGCTTTTATCATCACAAGCTCGGGGGCAAAACCTGTATCTACAAATACTCCACTTGTTTGCCCTGTACCTACAAAACTTCTAAATTGAGAATATCCGGGAACTTCTGCAAACGCATAAGCAAAAAACGAACCCCCATTGGAATTACTAGAAATGCTGGTACCTACAGTTATGTTTGTACCCGCAGGAGCAGTGCTATTCCAAAGTGTTATATCTCCCGCTGATGCAGCATTTGTATTGAAATTTATATAGTTTGTTGCTCCTAACGAGACGTGGTAAATAACTAGGGGTGGGACTGTGGATAGGTAATCTTTAACAATGACAAACTTAGCGAGAAGCCCTACTGCTACGGTTCTATTCGCGCCGGTACCTGTGTACAAAGTGATAGACTGAGCTGAGGAGTTATTCCTAAAAGCCCAGTACTTGTACGTAGCGGCACTTGTGTTGATGTTAGCCAAAGTACCGACTGTAAAACTAGCGTTCACTCCAAGACCTGTAACACCTTGTGTTTGCGTTGTTTGCGCGGGACCGGCTACGTCGGTGATAAGTTGTTTATTATCTCCTCTACTTGAATCATACAAAACCCCATCGCCCGTAGTGCTGCTTGCATGCAACCAAGCGATACCCACAGTTGTCAGTTGTGTTGTGTTGCTAAGTGAAGCTCCTGTTCCGGTGTATTGTCCGCTGTACACATAGTTGTAGGGCAACGCGAGGCTAGATGCGGAAATTGTGGTGTTTAGGTTTCTAGAGTTTAGAGCTTTGAATAAGGTGACATTGGCAGTGTAGGTAAAACCCTGCTGCCCAAAATTGGCGTAAAACGCACCAACGGTTCCACCTCCAGGACCCCGAACAAAGGGGTACCACTGTCTACCGCTAGTAGACGGAGCTGTAAATGTTAACTGGGGAGTTGTGCCTGAGTCTGGGTTTCCAGCAGGGAATGTGCCATTCTTTGAAATCCACATAGACCCTGTTCCAAAGTCTACGGCGATTCCGTATATATCTCCAACAGCTCCACCTGTAAATAAAGAAGTTGCAGTGCCGGTTGTTCCACTAAAAGAACTTACGGTGACTGGAGAAGCTGTATTTAGCTTTGCGCAATAAACTTGCGAAGCTGTGTTTCCATCAGGGTTTCCACTATACAAATCAAAGGTATCATTGATCCACCCGCAAAACCAATCACCCGCTGTTGCCACTTGCCATTCAAAATACCATTTACCTGTGCTTACCGCATAAGTCCCTACTCTAGTTGTCACCCCTGCCGCTGCTGCGGTAGTTACGTATCTCTGTCCTCCCCAAGTTGGGAGATCAGTAGGGTTTCCGCTGGAGTAAGACAAAGAGGTTAGACCGCAGTAGTTAGACGAAATATCTGGGACTAAGGCTGTATTTGTATACTGAGAAGGGACATCATAAAGCACATCAAAGCTGACTTTATCTGAAATAGTATTGCTGATATTGGCAGACAAAGTCCAATCGTGGCTCAATCCACTTGTATCTAATCCAATATTTGCAAAACTTGATCTATCTCCAAAATCAAGATAAAAACCATTATTTCCATATACTCCATTCCAAGTCACTGAAGTCGGTGATCTTGGTATCGTCAGCAGGTTGTTTGTCGTGTCTTGCGCAGATAGCTCGCTTACCGATAAAGCTGCCCCGTCTATAAAAGATACACACGTGATAATGCCATCAAAATAGTTTGAGGCATTAGCATAGCCTATGGTGTGGCTTATCGCGGTGTTAAATATGGACGGGGAGCCTGAAGGGGTAAATGTGTAAATGCCGTTAACGACAAGGCTCATAGTTCCAGCGTTAGACGTAAACATAATCCAGTACCAACTTCCAGGATCTCTAAACACCATTGTTGACGTATACGCGTTTGTGCCGTTCATGGTCAGCACAAGCTGGTCGCTGGTGTTAAACCCTAAAAAAGTCGTAGTGCTAGCTCCCCATATGTTTTGCGTTGTACTTAGCGTTCCTCGTTTAAGCCAACAGGAAAATGTAAATGTGTTGGCTGAAGTTGGCGTTACAAAAGTTCTACTCAAGCCGCCAGACACTGAAGCTCTAAATCTTAAACTCTTGGACGGATACGTAGCCGGACCCGGAGCAGCAGCATGAGCTTTAGTCAAAAACTGATTTTTTGAAACCAGCATTATGCATATGCCTGAGCGTAATTACCGTACCAGCTTGTACCGTCTGATACAAACGATAAGATGTCCCAGCGAGACGCTGTAGTTGTGATTGTTGGAGCCGTAGCTGCTGGCCATTTTACCGATGTAAACGTACTAGTAAAGCTACCTGTTCCTGTGCTCAACAGCAGAATAAACGATTTACCCGCTACCAGAGCAGGCATGGTAAATGTGCAGTTTCCGGTCAAGGTTACCGTCTGCACTGTACCGTTGGTGAGCAGTATAGTCTGAGCTGTGCTACTGTTACCGATCGCTACAACCGACTCTACATAGTTTGTGACTGTTGGGTTGGTTAGGATTTTGGCCGACAAAGTCTCACTACCGCCCAGCGTAGCAAGCGTACCGGATGTAGGCAGCGTGATAGATGTTGCAGCTGAAACAGTGAGCGTGGTTGCAAAAGCACCTGAAATGGTAATTGTGCTTGCTGCATTATTAGCTATCCCAGTGCCGCCTTGAGCCGGTGTAACCACAGCTGCAGTGCTCAGCAGCGTTCCGCTAGTTGGAAACGTGACATCGGTTGCTGCCGAGAGCCTTCTAGTGTACGCAAAGTTGCCAACACCTGTAACAGTCATTGCTGCATTGTTTGCTATGCCCGTGCCGCCGTTTGCTGGACCTAGTGTTCCGGCTACGGTCACTGCTCCAGAAGTTGCAGTAGAAGGCGTCAGGCCGGTTGTTCCAAAAGATATAGTAGATACGCTAGAGCCAGCTGAACTCCAAGAGGGGTTTGCCGCTGCGCCTCCAGAAGTCAAGAATTGACCCGAAGTACCCGGAGCTAGTGCGCTCCATGTTGAAGCTCCACGATAAAGCACCGTGCCTTGCGTAGACGCGGTTAAAGCATTGTCTATTAACGAAGAGAGTCCTTGCCAAGACGGAGCAGTTGCCCCCGCATTGACCGCTTTAATTTGATATGCGGTGCCTAGAGAAAGAGCCGTAGTTGTGGCAGACGCCGTGTTGTAGAAAGTTGTACCCGCAGCACCGCCAGCGATGTTTGTCGCTATACCGACTGTAACACCGGAGGCTGCAGACCATTGAGGAGCCGTACCGCTTGAGGTCAAAATAGTCGTACTGCCCCCGATACCAAGTTTAGACAAAGCGGTGCCGGTTGAGAAGTACAGGAGATCACCAGCAGTATAGGCCGCTAAACCTGTGCCGCCACTAGTGCTGATAAGAGTGCCTGCTACAGTTACGATTCCTGAACTCGCTGTTGATGGGGTTAGTCCAGTGCTGCCGAATGAAATTGTAGATACACCGCCTCCCGCGCCGGAAGCTGCCCACGCAGGGTTTGCCGCCGCACCTCCAGATGTGAGCACGTAGCCATTAGTTCCAGGACCTAGAGCTACCCAGCCGGTTGCATTACGGTAGAGCACTGAGCCTTGCGTAGAGGCTGTAAGCGCATTGTCGATCAGTGAAGATAAACCCTGCCATGAAGGTGCGGTGGCTCCTGCGTTGACGGCCTTGATCTGATATGCGGTACCTATGGCCAATTTAGACAACAACGTTCCAGCTGCGTAATACAACGTATCACCCGCTGTGTAAGCCGCCAACCCAGTACCGCCGTTGCTTGTGATCAAAGTTCCAGCCAACACAACCGCTCCAGTTGTGGCAGTGCTAGGTGTAAAACCCGTTGTGCCTGCGCTGAATGAGCTCACTCCAGATGCTACTGCAGTTGTCCAAGACGGTACGCCGCCTACCGATACGGTAAGGTACTGGCCGCTTGTGCCAACGGTCAGTTTTGACAGCGTGTTAGATGCCGAGGCGTATAAGATATCTCCAGTAGCATAAGTCGTTTGAGCAGTACCGCCGGAAGTAGCGCCGAGTGTGCCTGCTAGGGTAATTGCCCCAGTCAAGGAAGTTGCAGGGGTAAGACCAGATAGTGAAGTTTGAAAAGATGTAACATGCGCAGCCCAACTAGGAGCTGTACCTGCTCCGCCTGAAGTCAAAACATAACTCGCAGTTCCTGCAGTTAGCTTTGAAAGCGCAGTAGTTGTAGAAGCATAAAGTATATCACCAACTGTGTATAAACTCTGGCCTGTACCGCCGTTAGTAGCTGCAAGAGTTCCCGCGAGCGTGATGGCGCCGGTGCTTGCAGTATTAGGTGTGAAGCCGGTGGTTCCAGCATTGAAAGACGTTACGCCGCCTGTAGACGCTGCCCATGTTGGAACACCGGCTGCAAGAGTCAGCACGTAGCCGTTTGTGCCAGCCGTGAGTTTTGATAGAGTATTGGTAGCAGAAGCGTAAACAAGATCGCCTGTTGCGTATGTTGAAAACCCTGTACCGCCTGAGGTGGCTCCCAAAGTGCCTGCAAGAGTCACCGCGCCGGTTGTGGCTGTAGAAGGAGTCAATCCTGATAAAGAAGTCTGGAATGAAGACACTCCAGCTGATGATCCAGCAGTCCAAGTGGGTACACCCGCTGCGATGGTGAGCACATAGCCATTTGTACCGATTGCCAGTTTTGATAGCGTGTTTGTAGCCGACGCGTAGATTAAATCGCCTGTTGCGTATGTAGCAAGTCCCGTACCTCCAGATGTAGCTCCTAAGGTACCGGCCAGCGTAATTGCTCCAGTGCTGCTGGTGCTAGGTGTCAACCCAGACAATGATGTCTGAAACGAGGTTACACCTGTTACAAACTGCGTAACTACGCCGCTAGAGTTCTTGTAAAAGATTTTACCATCAGCGTAGTTGAGCGCCAGTTCTCCATACGCGAGATTGCCGGCCAAAGGGACGTTTGTTGCAGTGCCGCTGCTGTATACAATTAGAGGGGTATAGCCTGACTGTGCCATGGTTGTCCTTTAGGTAGGTCCGTACTTGCCTTCGTACAAAGGAGACTGGTCATCATGCCCTGTCAAATCTAGATCTGGTCTTGGAGATTTTAGGACAATTTTTTCAGTCTGCCTTGCCGGCAAGCGATATGGGTCTTTTTGATCTTTGCAGCCTTCGCTGCATACAAAAAGCCCAGGAAAATTGGTGTCATTACTCATCGTGGAGTAGGCTCGCTTCATCCGGCAGCGATCACAAATCGCGATTGCCAGCGAGGAGTTTCCTAGAGTATCAAGAAATCTTGGCATATATCATCCTGTATATACCGATATGTTTGGCGCAAAGTACATTGGAGACTTATCGCGCTCTTCCTGCTCAGCAATAAACAGGTATTTTTCAGCTTGATTTTCTAGATACGTCACGCGCCCGAGAGGCACATTGGGTAGCTCGAGAGACATTCTGTGGGACAGCATCATCACTACGGCTTCATACCAGCGTTGCGGAACTTCTAGCTCATTTGTCAAAGCTCCTACGTCCATGATCTGCCTAGAGTACCATACAGTAGCTTGGACAAAAGCATCAGAAGGGGTTGGCCACAGGTACAGTCCTGGGTTTGGTATAGTTCGGTTGAACCAGTACTGGTACGGGTTATTGGCTGTAAAGTTTTTATTCGGCAAGTTGGTGTAGTCATCACGATTCAACCGCGCCATCGGTATCTCAGTGCTGTTGTTTCCAAAATACAACTCACGAATTGCCAGCGTCGTTGTGGGTCCTGCTTTTATCCGGTAGTATTGAACGTTCTGTCCAGGATCAATATCAGTCCATATCCACTGCTTATCAGTTACAGTCACCGTACCTACGTTATTTAACGTGTTCCACGTTACGTTGTCAGAACTGTATTCAAACGAAAAAGTCCAAGAGGTAGAGCCGCCACCAGCAACATAGGGCATCACTCCAATAGAGCCGATATATTGGCTGTTGCTAGCTCCATAATTCACTGCAATCCTTCCTGCCGCTGCGCTTTGCTGGCAATACGTATCAGTGTTTCCATCTGCTACATTTGCGACAACTCCACCGGCTGAGGATGAGTACGTACCAGAAGGACGAGTCAACGTACGGTACAGAGCATTCAATACATCAATAGATCCATCAGGCAGCGTGTAGATGTACTGATCTGGGTTTAAGCCGATCACGGTCTTGTTAATTGCCCAGTAATTGATACCGATGTTGCCTAGGTTTGCCAACAAAAAGAAAAGCGATTCTCTGGCTGATATTTGCTGCTCAGAGGTCAGTTCTTCAGCCAATTTACCACACCGGCGAGCTCCGTGGTCAATCAGCGTCTGAACGTTGATTACAGTTTGACCTGAGGTTCCAGAGTATGCCATTTTTATTCCTTACCAGCCAGGACAATTCCATCGTTGCCTTTTTTCAATTTTGCGGTTTTTGCCGAGTCACGAAAGTCTTTAGCTGTTGGAGCACCTTTGTCACCAGGACTACGCATTTTTTCACCAGACCCAGCAGCGATTCTTTCACGCTTTGCATTGATATTGTCATACAAACCTCCGTGTTTAAAATGTTTTTTCTCATCAGCTTTAGCAAAGTCTTTACCTACGCTTTGAGAAATGCCTACTTTTTTGGCAAACCCAGGATTATGCGCTACGGCTTCCATCAATTTGTGTTGAGCTGCTGATTTGCTTGGCATTATGCACCTGCGTAATGTTTTTGCAACTCAAGCACTACTGTGTACGCATCTCCTGCAGACCCATCAAACGTAGTAAACGAAATTGAGCCAGTTTTACCTGCTCCAGCGTTATTTGTCAAACCGCCGATGTTGGAGTAATCTTGAGTGTACTGACTGTTTTGCGGGACAGTTTCAATTACAACTGGAGCCGTAGCCACCCAGTTCATCTGTACTTCAAGCCCATGCGTTAAAGCAGTTACTTTTAAGATGCTCACACCATCGCAAGCTCCACTTATAACCGAGGGGTTTAGAGTTGAGGGGTTGACTTTAACAACAGCGGACTCGTTTTCAGTTGCGCTCATTGTCGCGTAAAACTTCATGATGGCGACTCTTTCACCATCAAATATCGTTTGTGATGTAGCGGTGATAGCCATGTTTATTCCTTAAAAAGGTGGGAGCCGAAGCCCCCACCGTTTACTTCTTGGCGCTTCCGCCACGCTTAAATGTACCAGACAAAGAGTTGATTTTGACTGGAGCGGATGGAGCTTTTTTACCTTGAGGCATTTTTTCAGGACTCATTTCTGAGTTCTTCATATCACTTTTCATGACTTTACCGCCGTCAGCGTAACAGGCTTTGCCGCCCATCTTCAGCCCTTTCATAGACTGTTGAGAGTCATGTTTTTTGTCCATGGAAGAGCCTTCCCACTCTTTCATAGACATGCCGCGTTTTTTAGCAAGCTTCTTGTCTTGAGTTTCGTCTTTTGCCGAGCCCTCAAAAGAGCCGCCCTCTTTCATGCTAGGCATACCGCCACCCATAGGAGGAGCAGAAGCAGGCATGCCGCCACCCATAGGAGGCATCGCAGGGCGAGCAGTTGCAGGCATGGGGCGACCGCCCATGGGTTTAGCCGTAGGAGACTTAGCCGCTCGCTTGCTTGCCATCTTAATAGCAGCCAGATCGCCCAGAGCGCCCATCGCGCCTCCGTCGGCCATTTTTTTCATCGGTTTAAATTCAGCCATGATAGCCCTCCTTAGGCTTGAGTCACACCAAGAGCCCCGACGCGGGTTGCGTTAGGACCAACGGCGATAGCGGGGAGCAAAATGCCGGCAACAGTGCGAACAATGCCGTCTGAAGCAGTTGCAGGGGTATAAGTGCCGCGAACGTCGCCCGTAGCTGATGTTGCAGTTGCAGTGTCAGCGACAACGAATGCACCACCATCTTGCGCCAAAGCGTTGTTGCTTTTAACGGTACCGAGATATGCGATGTTGGTGACGCGAACTGGAAAACCCAACTTGTCGCTTGTGCCTATGACTACAGTAGTTGCGGAGCCAGCGATTGTAGCCCCTGTGATTTGGTAGAAGGCTTTTGCGCCGGTCACTGCGGTTCCTGCAACAGCAACCGTGATCAACTCACTCATAGCTTGACCATAATAGTCATAGCCTGAAACTGTAAAAGCACGGGCAGTTGTTGCGCAGTTAACTTTAACAGCACGAGGACAATCCAGTTGGATTACTGTTGTGCCGTCCTGACGAACAACCGATTTAGTAGAGGTGCCTGCAGTCAAAGTGACTGAGCCAGCGCCAGCAGCGGTTTGAGATGCAGCGATGTTGTTGGTGACTGCGGCTTGAGGAATGACATCCCAAACATAGATACGACCCAAAGGACCAACGCCCAAATCCATAGGGGCAGGGTCTTCAAGCGGGATATTGCCGTGCATCGTTAATGCAGTTGTATTTGCAACGTTGATCGCTTGATTCAAAGTGTAGGTGCCAGCGCCGCCGGTGCCTGTGACAAAAGCCGTAACGTAGGTTCCGTCTGTGACGCTAGAGCCGTCAACATACATACCTACAACGATCTGAGAGCCTTGGCTCAAAGAAACGATGGTGAGAGTTGAAGAGGAAACACCGCCTGTGCCGCCGATAGCGGTTGCAGTGTAGGGTCGGATACCCGTACCCATGAAAGTCTGTGCGGAACCTAAAAACAGGTCATCTGAAAATTGAGGCATGGTGATCTCCTTCTTGAAAAGTTGGATCAGGTCTAACGATGGATGGGGGGATTGAGGCTCCCCCCGAAGCCTATTTATACGCCAGGAGTGCCGAACATTGAGCGCCAGTCAGTAAAGCCGACGTCGTAACGCTCTGTCGCTTTGTAGCGCATAGAGTCAGTCTCGAAGTCACCTTCCATGGTTTTCTCCAAAGCGCGACGCATCAAGAGCTTCATGCCCTCAGGAGCGTCGGTCTGAACCCACCAAGCGTTGGCGTTGGTCAAACGAGACAGGACAACTGCACCTTCGTCCATCAAGCCGATAGACTTGACAGGGTTGATGTCGTTGTTGGCTGTGCCCGCACGAAGAACCGATTTCAACAGAACTTCAGCTTGGAACACGTTACCTGGTGCGACGACCAGTTGGCGAGGTGTCAAACGGATTTTCTTGTTGTTGTTGTCGACTGCTTGACGGATCTGTATGAGCATTTGCTCAAGCGAGGTCTGTGACAAGTTAGCCGAGGTAGACAACAGGTTGCTCACGCTGCCGCTGACGATCGGGTGTGCAGTGCTGTTAAGCGCAACACCGTCACCGCCGGCATAGGAAGCATTGAAGGCGCGGTTCAAGACGTTAGCCGACAAAGTTTCTTTGGTTTCAATCAGTGATTGAGCCAAATGCTTTGCGTAAGTCTGACCGATACGGATGTGGTCACCGTCCTCAACCAACACTTTGGTCAGCGCGAAGGCGAGGCCATACACGTTGTACACATAGCGTTTCAAGAACAGCACGCCACCCTGTTGGTAGCTGACAGGCGAGCCGTCAGGCAACTGGGGAGCGGCACCAAAACCGTACAACACCGGTTCTTCGTGGTAATTGCGCGGGATACCCTGTTCCTCGCGGAACACCCGTGACCATTCGTCTTTACGCTGGTCATAGACTCCATCGAAGCATTCGCTGAGAATTGGTTCAACAATGCTTCTAAAGTCCGTACTTCGCATCGGAGCTGCCATGGTTCACTCCTCCTTATACAATAGCTGTCACAGAACCGAAGTACTGAGACGAGGCGTTAACGACGCGCACGATTACAAAGGAATCACCCCATGCATTATCGGCGTACGGAGCGATATCCACAACACGCATTTGGCCTTGTGAACCGTTTGCTACAGCTGTAGACACGCCCAGAGCTGTCGAAGACAGACCGGTTGTATTTGAGCCAGAGCTAACAGTATAGCCGGTTCCTGCGGAGAAGTTGTATTCGCCACCCAGAGAAGTCTGAGCAATGGTCGCGTCGGTTTGGATTTCATAAACGATATTGGGGTCGTTGTAGAAATACGCATTACACGAACCGGTCTGGTAGGTTGTACCAGAAGGCCAGTAATTGCTAACTCGACGGCGGCCAGTGGTATCAGTCCACTCAACGCCAGCGAAAGCACCTGTCCAGACGCCAGTGGCCGCAGCCAGAGCGATGGTACCAGCTGCAACTGAAGTACCAGCGGTACTGTTGTAGCGGATGGGTGCGCCTTTCAAAATGTCAGCAGCTAAACCACTGACGATGCCTCCAGCAAGCACCTGAGCTCGATCCAAACCAGACGGATGGAACGCAGGACGCAAACCGAAGGAAGCACTTGTAGATGACATGTGTTACTCCAAAGAAGGTTTGAATCCGATCAAAAGACCGGAACGGGTTTCGCCTGATTCAGCATATCTATGCCGTCGCCTTCAATTTGTCCAAGACGTCTACCGTTGCTGTCTTTTGGCATATTTTGCACTTGCTCAGCTTGAACACGGATTTTGTCCGCTTCATCCTGAGGTGCAAAGTGATGCAATTCAGCCATAATTTCCTGATAAATTTCTTCAGGAATCTTATACAGTAACATCTCGTTACAAGCCACAAAACCGGTATTTTCCCCTGCTTTAACTTTGTAGTTTTCAAAGCCAGGAACTTCTTCGATCAGGACGGGTGAGTACCCCATACGCACGCGTTTGTGTATAGGGTCGTAGCCGTTTGTGGATGAAAGCCAGACAACATGGAATCCAGGTATCGGCGGTGGTGAGGGCAGGGATTCTTGTACCCACTCGCTCCGGAACATCCTACGACGCTCCTGGCTACTTGCTAACATATCAGAAGATGGTGCGCGTTGGCTATCCTGCGATGCGCGGGATTCACGGCCACCTACTGTCAGATCTTTTTTGAGACGCTCGTCTACCTTGTCAGTTTTGACTTCAGATAAGACTGGCGGTTTTTTCTCGTCACTCATTTTGTTTCCTCTGCCAAACTATACGTTCAGCTTTAACAGTTGATGAAATTTTAACCTCAAATTACCGCAGTCCAAGGCTGCGATCATATTCAGCGTATCGGCGTGCCATTTTTTGGCGCTCCGTAGGATTATCCCACTTACCGGCTTCCTTAATCGCCTTTACGCGCTCAGGGGACAGACGGAACTCTCCGGGACGAGCATTGGGGCTAGAATCGCGCCCAGAGCTTGTCACCTGCGAGCGTGGGCGGTTCTGCGGTTTGAAACCTTCTTCGCTTTTTGGTGTCATTGATTTGTGAGGCATGTACTGGTGAATTCGATTGTCCAATTCCTCCCAGTATTCTTCAGAGGTAGGATCCCAGCCTTCTTCAGCCAACGCTTCGTCAAGTTTTACAGCGATCTTAGAGTCTGTATCACGCCCGTTGGGGTCATACCAATCGTTGCGAGCCATCCAATCAGAGGCATGGCGCTGAAGGCGGGGATCAGGAGCTTGGGGCACGCTGGGTGAGGTGTGGCGTTTCTTTGTTGATTCAAGAGCCTCAACTTCACGCCGCGCGTCATACCAGCGTTCTTGCGCATCAGCCAACCCGTTACCGTCACCTTGGGTTGTAGCCTCTGAGATTTTCATCTTGGCATACTGCAACCTCAACTGCGCATCTTCAATGGCTTTGTCCAAACGCGCTGTGTCAGCTCCAGCAGTGCGCTTTTCAAGATCAGCCACTCGCTGCGCCATCTGCTCATTCTGCCGTTTCAGCATCGTGATCAGGTGTGTGGACTCAGTAGACTTTGCTTTGTGGATTTGTTTCTTGAGTTTACGCTCTTCTCGTCGAGCTTGGCGAAGTTGTTCCCGCGCGGGATCAGGATCTACGTCATCGCCATCATCAGGGTCATTTTGAGAACTGCCCGCAATGCGGTCATCTTTCTCACGATCTTGAGGTATCTCATTTTCAGGGATATTGATCGTTGCAGAGCCGTCCACGTCTTCACTGACGTGCAAATCCAGCTTTTCTTCTGATTTTGTGTTCATAAAAATGCCTTCACTTTCAAGGGATCACCCGTAACCTTGGAGATTACTTCATGATCGTTAAAGATCGAAAACAGAGCCGTTTCACCCAGCGCAACGTCGCCGTATGGAACTTCCCACCGATCGCCACCCCATTTAGGCATACGAACGTAGTCGCCCACCTCAACCCAGTTGCCTTCTGGCCACGGATCAAGAGTGTCGCGTTTCTTAAAAGCCAGCGGACCTAGTGAGATGACCTTGGCCACCTGATTATTCCACTTTTCGCTTTCTTTCGTCTCTTCAACCAGTACGATTCCTGAACTTGTGACGGTTTTTCGAGTCTGGCGCCATTGCACTAGAATCCTACCGCCTACGGGAACTGCTCCTGGGTCTACTGCGGGAAATGCTTCCTGCATCGCTGCTTCATGCGAAGCATCCAGAGTGTTACTTGTCATCGTTTTCGTCTTCCTTTAAAAGATCATTCAAAATTACCAGAGCTTCTTCAAGCCCTTGGTGCTGTCCTACCAATCGCTGGTAGGTTTCGAAGTTAACGGCATTGCCATTAACCAACGAATCTGCGATCAACTGCTGGCGACCCTTCACAGCACCTATAAAGTCGCTAATGTACCGCATTATTTGTTTTTATTGCTGGATGAGGACTTTTTTGTCTCTTTTGTGCCCAGCGATTTACCATCTAAGCTCTCGCCCATGGCGATACGCTTGTGCATGGGGATCTGGTCGCCCTTTTGGTTGACTTGCCCTGTGGGTTGTTTTGCGTCATTCTTTGCCATTCTTCTCTCCTTGGTTAGCTTGTGCTGTTTGCAGTGCATTCAGCGCGGTTTGAAACTGTTCGTGTTTAAATCTATCTTGCTCAAGCCCATGTTGGGCTACATCTTTGGCTTGGCCATGCTGCATCTTGGCATGCTCAAGTCCTGTCTGCAGCATCCCTTGAGTTTGGTCATGGGCTAGTCGGCTTTCGTTCAATCCGTGCTGCTCGGTTTGAATTCTCTCCTGTGTCAAGTTATCAATCGCGTTCAAAGATACTTTGATCTGCTGTTCACGTGTCTTGATCATGTTGGTTGCACGGTCTTGCTGTGCCTTCAAAGCAATATCCGCTTGGTCACGCTTCTCTTTGCGCTGAGTCTCAGCCATAGAAGCTTGCAACAGGGCTTGATCGCCAGATTCGAGCTGTGGAGCTGGCTGGTACTGCGCCGCCTGTTGAGACATAACTTGCACGACCTGCATGACTTTTGCGAAGACATCTTTAGAGTCCTCGTTAACGTGCTGACTAGACAGCGCAAACAGTTTGTCCACCTGCGAGGTGATAGCGGGGATGTCGTAGCTGGAAACCGGCTCACCCAAGGCTTGTTCAACATACCGGCGCATCTGATTAGAATACCAAAGCACCAAGTGTTGCTTGATGTGCTCGAGAGCTTTGGGCTGGAATGAGGATGCGATCAGCGGGTTTGAGCCAAACACTGGGTTCTGCGCATAGTCCAAGTGCGTCTGCAAGTGAGCCAAGTGGTTCTGGTGCACGTAGGCAAAGGCTGGACGCCCCAGCGACATGCTTACATTCTCCTCAGCCGCATTCAACTCCATAGGCTCAGGGATGTTAGGCATCAACTCTTTGATGTTTGGGATCTTCATCTGCTTCAACGCACGCTGAACCACTGCAGATCTGTCCATCACCCCAGGATACTGAGCATCAAGAGCTAAAACTGCCTGCGTCTGAGCCATACGCTGAGTTTCAGAGAAGATATGCGGGTCAGAAATAGGGATAACGTCAGTGGTGGTAGTAAAGTCTTCACGTCTGACTTCCAGATCTACCACAGTTTCGCCCTTGATCTGCTCGTCGAGGTACCATTTATTGATACGAGACAAGACCTTGAGCATACGCGCTTGGCTGTTGTGCAATCGGGCATGGATCGCGGAGTAAACCGCCGCGCCCTGTTCAATCAAAGCCTGTGTAGTGCCCACCGGAGCGTTGTTGTTGATGTCGGCGACCTTCTCTTCGCTGGTTGTTACAACCCCTTTAGCTTCATTTGTCAGCCAACCCAGCAACTGAAACAGAACAGCTGAGGGTGGGTTAAATGGCATTGGCATGGCGATCTTACGAACGTCATCAACTCCTGGTGCTCCCTCAATATCGGTCACTTGCGTGATATCAATAGAAGCAGATTGACCGCTGATCTTTGCTCCCTTCAGCTTCAACATCGTAGCTGAGTTGTTGATGTGAGCGGTGTCAAGCAGAGCGCGGAGTGAGCCGGTAAGCGCAGCCGCCAAGCCGCCTATGAGGTGAGGGAAGCCAATAGCGTAAGCACCACGCCACGGTATGAACTTGAACTCGATGATGTGGTCGAGCTTTGTCATCGTCTCATCGTTTTCTTCCCAGTTACGATACAGACCTAAGACTTCACCTGTTGTCTCATCAATCATCAAAATGTAGGGAGCTGACTCATTATCAGAGACGTCATCGTCTTTTAACTCTAGCCACGTGTATATGTGATAGACTCGGCGCTCGCCGTCTACGTTCTCATCAAACTTTCTGCCTTCAATCTTATTG